GTCATCCGGCTTAGTCAATTACGTCGCAACCCCCGCCCCCTACCCTTCACCGTCACAGTGCGTTACCAAGCTCTGCTTGTCTTGATCGTTGGTTGCACAGCGTGAAGGGGCTTGGTGCCTCGTTCTTGGTTGCACTTGCGGCCGCAGGTGGGGCATGGGTAGTTGGCTCCGTGGGCGGGGCGCATCAGTTCGGGGTCGAGTGGTTGTTCTGGCCAATCCTTGAGGGGGATGAGGTGGTCTGATTCCCCTGCACCACCGTGGCCACAGAGGTGGCACACGTAGCCGAACAGTTGGTGCATGCGTTGTTTGGCCCGGGTGTATGGTCTGCCGCCCCGGTGTTTGTGGTGCCGGGTGGTCGGCATGGTCACCTCGGTGTTGTTGGGCTCGGGCGCAGGTGCAGCTCGGGAACGGGGTCCTTCGTGGCTGTCCTTGCCGGGAGGCCGGTTTGACGTCCGAGCCCTCATCCCATTGCCGACAGCCCGCCCGTTGGGGTTGTCGCGAGACCGGCACGATTCGAACGTGCATCTTCCCGCTTTGGAGGCGGGTGCTCTGCCGTTGAGCTACGTTCCCGAAGACGAAGCAGGCCCGCGCTGGGCGGGCCGCTGGGTCTGGTCGTCTGACACTGCACCGACCATGAACAGATGATGCTTCGCCGCTGGTCAGCATGTCAAGTTCGACATGGTCCGCTGTACGTCCAATGTGTCGTAGAGCACTGGTCGGCGGCCGTCGTCGGTTCGGCGCCATTGCTGTTGGGAGGCGAGTCGGTAGACGGTGCCGACGGGGCGTTGGTATCGGATGGCGATCTCGAGTGCAGACAGGTAGCGGGTTTGGCGGATGCCGAGGGTGCGGCCGAGGGTGCGCCATTGGTCGGCGTTCCAGGTGTGTTCGAGGTTGGTGTCGCAGTGGACGGCGGAGGGTAGGAGGTTGTCCTCGTCTCGGATGAGGGCGCGGATTTTACCGGTGCAGGGTTGGCCGTCGGTTTCGTCGGGGCAATGTCCGATGTCGATGGTGCGGGTGCCGTTGGGGTAGGCGGCGTGTCGGCCTTCTCGGGTGGCGTGGTCGAGCCGGTCGGCCGCGATCGGGTGGTTGGCGGCGAGCCACAGGTGGTGGGTGGCGATGTAGGCGCCCAGTGCGTGTTTGTTGGTGTTGGGTTGCCAGATCCGGTTGTGGGGGCCGTGGACGCCTGCGGGGGGGCGCTGTAGGCGATGACTTCCGGGTAGCCGGATTCCGCGCTTGTGGGCGATGTGGAGGGCGATTCCGGTGAGCGTGGTGCGGATGAGGGCGCGGGCGTCTGCGGCGGCGAGGTTGATGGAGACGCCTCCGTCGAATCCGCTGGCGCCTGGTCCACCGGTGGCGGTGAGGACGAGGGCGAGGTCGTCGTGGAGGTGGGCGCAGCGGGGTGCGTCTTTTTCGATGCCGTGGGTGTGGCCCCAGCAGAGTTGGAGGCCGTCGGCGGCACGGCGGTCGCAGTCGGTTGCGGCGCACAGGAGCGGGGTCATCCATTCCCCTCATGTGTCTTGAGCCGCATCACGCGGCCGCGCGCCTGGTAGATCTCGTCAGCGAACGCACCCATGCCGACGGCATCGAGGAGGTCGAGCATGACGTCGGGCTTGAGCCAGTCGGGCAGCTGGTCGAGTCCGTACATGCCTTGGGCGCGGTAGACGTCGTCGCCGTGTTCGGGGCAGAGCCGGATTTCGTCTCCGGGCTTCCACCAGCGTCCGGCGAACCGTCCGTGTTCGGCGGCGGTGAACTTGTAGCGGCCCTTGCTCATGCAGGCTGGGGCGATGCAGCCGGGTAGGGCGTCCTCGCATGCCTGAAGCCACAGGTACGCGGCGAGCCGGGCCGCGTAGACCGATTCCTCATCGTCGGGACGTTCGGGTGTCGGGTGGATCTGTTCGGGTTCGTCCTTGCATAGATAGGCGGCCTGGCGGCCTGTCTCCATCCATGTCCTTTCGGAGCGGTACCAGCGCAGTTCGTAGATGTGCGGTTGAGGCATGGTCATCATGGGATCGAGGTCGGTGGTGTAGGCGACGGTGAAAATCTCTTTGCGCGGCACCATCAACACCCTCGGTTCCGGACGTCGAACGTGGTGGATCTGCCCATGCAGCGGGCCGCCGACCATCACCGCGCCGAGCATCAGCTTCCTCCTCGTAGGCGCCGGATTTCGTCGATGAGTGCGGAGATGACGCCGTGCTCCGAATAGACCGGGTCGCGCATCACCTGGATGCGGTCGTCCTGGTGGTCTTCGGCGATGGCGTTGGTGTCGGATCCGCCGAGCTGGCTCATGAGGGTGAGGAAGTCGTGGAGGCTGGTCCGGTCGGCGTTGTGGTGGCCGTGCTGCCATGGGTCGACGGCGGCAGCGAGCATGTCGAGTGTGGCGTCGTCGGTTGGGAAGGGTGGGAGCTCAACCATCATTCGCCTCCCGCTTTGACGGGTGCGAAGCCAGAGCGGCCGCCGTATCCACCCTTGGGGTCCGTGTGGGCGGGGAACCAGCGGGTTTCGGTGGTTAGCCCGCCGGCCGGGCCAGGGTCCACACCGGAGGTCACCTTGACGGCGTGCTCGAATTCTTCGCGTGCGGCAGCGCGTAGTTCGCTGGCTTCGATTTCGACGTAGACGCTGTAGGCGTGGCCGATCTTCACCCGGGGCATCAGTGGTTCACCTCGGGTGGCGGTGGGCACCAGCAGATGGCGCCGGTCTCGGGGTCCATGCGGACCGGTTTGTTGAGACGCGGGCGCACGATCGGTTTCCCGTCGCTGGTTGTGCCGATCTGGACCTCGGTGAATGTGGGTGGCGGGTCGGCGTCTGGTCGGATCTGGCCGCAGACGCCGCATGTTGTTTGGTCGTTGGGCTTATTCACGGTCGGCCTCCTGGTCTCCCTCCGATGTGGCCGGTGTGGTGGCACGTTCTGGGATCGGCACTCCGGGTGCAGCCTCGGTGTGTCGCCGGTCGTACAGCCCGGCACCGCAGACGCAGTTGCCTGCTCCGGAGTGGACGTCGCGGGCGTAGACGTGGGGGCGGCGGTATTGGCCGGGGAATGGGCCGATGGTGCCCTCGTGGCCGGGGATCTCGTAGCCCATCAGCGTGTCTCCTCCGCCTCGGGTTGCCGGTAGCGTTCGAAGACCCAGACGGCGATGCGGTCGGAGCAGGCGTCATCGACGGTGTCGAGGATGGCGGCGATGCGGCCCATGGCTTTGATCTCATCCTTGGCGCTGGTGGGCTGGGCGGGTTCGGGGTCGTGTTTGGCGATGCTCACGAGGGGCGTCCTTTCGTGGTGATGATCGGGTAGGTGCGGATTTCGACCCAGGCGCGTTGCCGTGCCCGGTGGAGTTGGCGCAGCTGCTCGCGGAGCTGTGCGGCGCGTTCGGGGCTGAGGAAGGTGGCCATCAGGACTCCCGGGCGCGTGCGGCTGTGTCGATCGCGAGCGTGGTCATGTCGCTGACCAATGTGGACAGCCGTGTCAGGTCGTCGTCCTCGCCGGCGTACAGCACTCGCGGAAGCGACCCGCCGTGGGCGGACTGGCCGGTGAACACCAGCGCAGGGCGGGCTACCCCGGCAACGTCGATCACGGCACCCATGACGACGATCTGGACGGCCAGGACATCCACGTCCGGCAGGTCAGCGCGGGGCATCGAGATCGGCTCGGGGAACTCCAGCGTCGGCATGTTGAACGACATGCCACGGGCCACCATGGCGTCGAGGACCTTCTTCGCCGGGTTGCACAAGAACCGGGTGCTGTGCCGGTCGGTGCAGTAGTGGCACTTGGGCTCGCCGCCCATCAGGTGCCCACCTTCGGCTGCCGTGACGGTGCCTGGGTCTCGACGTTCTCGTCGCACCAGTGGAATTCGCCGTCCGGTCCGACGGGCCGGTGCTGCCCGCAGTGGGCGCAGTAGGTGGCGCCGTAGAAGTTGGGTTGGCGGGCGTAGGTTTCGGCGAGTGCCTGGCCCATGGTGGTGATTTTTCCGCAGGTGGTGTGCCAGTAGGAGCGGCGAACGGGGCGGATGAACCCTTTGGCGCGCTCTTCTTCGGAGAGCACCAGGTACACCTCGGCCTGGTCGTGGTGGCCGGAGTCTGCGGGGTCAGCGCCTCGGGTGAGGCGGGGGTCGTTCGGGTCGGTCGTGAGGCTCATGCTGGTGTCTCCTTGGGCTGCAACGGGATGACGGCGGCGAGCGCGGTCATTGCCCCTCCGGGTCCATGAGGGTCGGCCAGGGGGCGCATTGGGGATTGGGGTCTTTGATGCGGCCGTGGGCGAAGTCGGCGATTGCCACGACGGTGCCCTGCGGGCCGCCGCGGTGCTTGGTGACGATCATGTCGAGTTCGTTGGGCCGCACCGATTTGGCGTTGTAGTAGTCGTCGCGGTAGAGCATGACGACGATGTCGGAGTCCTGTTCGACGCTGCCGGATTCGCGGAGGTCGGACAGGACGGGGCGTTTGTCGTGGCGCTGCTCGACGTTGCGGTTGAGCTGTGCCGCGGCGACGACGGGGACGTTGAGTTCCTTGGCGAGCAGCTTCAATCCGCGGGAGATCTCGGATACTTCGCGTTCGCGGTTGATGTCGTTGGTGCGCCGTCCGCCGAGGGTGACCAGCTGCAGGTAGTCGATGACGATCAGGGACAGGCGGGTGCGGGCGTGCAGGCGGCGGGCTTTCGTGATGATGTCGTGCAGGGTCATGGGGGCGGAGTCGTCGAGGTACAGCGGGGCGTCTTCGGTTTCGCCGGACCGGCGGGCGAGGGCGGTCCATTCGCCGTCGGTGAGGTGGCCGCGGGTGATGCGGGCGAGGCTGACGCCGGTTTCGGCGGAGATGATCCGGTTGTAGAGCTCGTCGCGGCCCATCTCGAGACTGAAGACGCATGCGGGGCGTGCGCTGTGGATGGTGGCGCGGCGGGCCCAGTCGCCGGCGACTTGGGATTTGCCCATGCCGGGGCGTCCGGCGACGATGATGAGCTGTCCGCCGCGTAGGCCGCCGATCATGGTGTCGAGCATGGCGACGCCGGTGGTGAGACCGGGGGTGGTGCCGGCTTTGGAGGCGCGTTCGATGGAGCGCATGGCGGGGTTGATGACTTCGGCCCACGGGATCGGGTCGCTCGCGTTGCGGGCATCGGTTGCCTCGGCGAGGTATTTGGCCGCCATCGCGGCGGCTTCGCCGGGGTCGCGTTGGGTGTCGCGGCCGAGTTGGGTGATGCGGGTGCCGGCTTCGATGAGGCGGCGCATTCTGGCGCGGTCGGTGACGGTTTGGGCGTACCAGGCGAGTGTGCTCCCGATGGGTGCTTGGCTGATGAGGTCGTGCAGGTAGGGGGCGCCGCCGATGCGGGTCAGCGACGGGCCGAGCCGGACGGCGACGGCGGCCGCGTCGGTGGGTTCGCGGCGGAGTACGCCGCGGCCGATCGCGTCGAAGATGGCCGTGTGTGCGGGCCGGTAGAAGTCTTCGGCGGCAAGGATTTCCGTGCCACGTGCGGCGGCGATCGGCTCGAGCATCATGGCGCCGAGGACCGCGCGTTCGGCGGCGAGGTCGTGCGGGTTCGGGTCGTGGTCGTCGACGGGTTCGTCCACGTGCATGCTCCCTGGTCAGTCGTGGTCGTCGGGGTTGAACAGCGTGTGGCCTGGGGTGTGCGCGACGACGGGTGGCGACGCTCGTGCGCCGCCGAAATCAACTGATCGGAGCATCCAGTTTTGCCAGGCCAGGTCCCATCGGAGCATTGTGGAACCTCGGCCGGTCTTAGCGGTGAAGTGATTGACGAACTTGACTGTCTCGATCTCGATGTTGAGGCCGGGAACGTGTTCGTTCGCCCATGCACGCATCTCGTTGGTGATCGAGAAGGTTTCGGGAATGCGGGTTCCCTTTGCGCCGCTGGATTTCGGCGCCCCACCCGGCCTCGACGCGTTCTGCGTCCCGGGTGATCCCAGTCCCTCGGTGGCTGGGCTTTCCAGGCTTTCGCTCTGGCCATCCGGCACCGCCGCCGGGAATGTGCCAAGCGTAGCACCGGAGTCCTCGGGGAGGCGGGTGCCGCGCTTGCGCGGCTCACTCTCTTTACCTTCCCTTCCTTTCCTTTCCTTTATATCGTCCGGGTTTTCGTGAGCACCGTCGTGCTCGTCAAACCCCGCGCGAGGTTCGGCGTGCTCATCCGTGGCGGGTGGTGCGCTGACGGGTTTCGCCAATCCCTCAAGTGCGCAGTAGGGACACCGTGTCTTCCAGCGGGTTTCCATCCTGGTGTGCTTCACCAGCGTGCCAACATGCAGGTAGGTGCGCCCGTCCGGGGTTTCCTTACGCCGCAGCCGACCCCACTTGATCAGTTCGTCGATGAGCGCGGCCGGGTCGACGTCGTCGGCCGGGAAGATTTTCATCTTGAGGCTCTTGGGTGAGTCGTCGATGTGGCCTTGGTCGCAGATGGAGAAGTTCCAGCAGCCTTGGTAGAACAGGCGGGCGGCGAAGGACAGTTCGACGATGACCTCGTCGGTCCAGAATTCGGGTTTGAGGGTGCGGCTGCGGGCCATCAGAGCATCGCCCCCGATTGGCCGTGCTCGAAGCGGGCCGACCGCGCAGCACGATGAGCGGCGGCCACTTCGCGGTCGTGCTGCAGGGTGAAGTCGATGAGGTTGCCGTCGGCCCAGTGCCGGATGCCTATGGTGTGCGCCTCGGTCCATCGGTCCAGGTCGGCAATGGGAAAGACCTCGGGATCACCGATTGGTTCAGTGCTGTAGTGCCGCCGCGTATTGGCACGGCTGGTGCCGACTAGGAAGCCTCGCCAACGCACGCGCTGGAGTGCAACGCCGTCCGGTCGGGCGTCGATCCTCGTCATGAGGGTCGGATCCCCTGGCTCAGGAACCTCGCACAGCAGCAGAACTTGAGGCCACGTCAGCCGGGTCGGGTCGCGGGGTAGCTCGTAAGCTGCCCGGACCACCTTCACGAAGGCGTCGTGCTCGAGCTTGCCCTTGACCTCCACCCAGAGGTCCGCAGAGCCGACCAGGGCGCCGCCCTCGATGCGGAAGTCCGGCAGATACCGCCCGGACGGGAGCTCGTAGCCCTGCTCTTCGTAGTGCCACGGGATACCGAGGGCGTCGAAGAAGACGGCCCATCGTGCCTCGAGGCGCGACCGCATGAGGTGGCCTTTGTACTCGGTTTCGATCGCTTTGATCGCGCCCATGATGTCCCTCGTTTCGTCGGTGCTGTTCGGTTGTGCCCGCCCTGGTGGAGACAGGGCGGGAGTGGTGCTACCGCTGGTTGGCTGGTAGGTAGCGTTTGATGGCGGCTTCGAGCCGATCCATTTCGGCTTCCTGCTCTTCTTCGGGCGCGTTTTCGTCGAGGTCGTCGGAGAGCAGTTCGCCTTGTCCCATGCGGTCGTGGATGAGGTCGCGGACGGCTTCAACGACCGCGTCTTTGGCGATTTCGTCGATGCGTGCTTGTGGGATCACTGTTTGGCCTCCGGTCCGTGGTCGCCGCCGGTGCTGTAGACGACGCCGCCGGGCACGATGCCGCCTTGGGCGCGTGTGGCGCGGAGGGCGGCCACCGCGGCGTCGTAGGCGGCTTCGGTTTCCTGCGGCGTGAATGCGGGGTCGTCTTCCGCCTCGGCGCCTTCCTGGCCGGGCTCGTCGTCGAGGTCGAGCCCGTAGTTGCGCCAGGTGCGTTTGCCGTCGCCATGGGGTCCGCGGTGCCGGGGTGGCCTGGTGCAGCTGGGTTGTTGCTGGCCGAATGGGATGTCGGCGAAGATGGGCGATCCGGAGCCGCAGACCTGGCCGGGCTCGTCGGTGGCGGGTTCGGCCGGCTGCTCGGCGGCGGGCGGCTTGGGTATGAGGTAGGCCCGCGCGCCGGCGGTCAGCTGGGCGAAGGCTTTGCCGATGCGTGCGTTGACTTCTTCGGGGGTGAGTGGCGGCGCGGGCTCGTTGCGTTCGGCTTGGACCTGGTGCCATTCGTAGAGGCTTTCGGCGTGGGCGCTGATTTGGCACATGGCGTCTTCGGGTGTGTTGCCGGTGACGGCCATGTCGGCGATCTCGGTGGTGCGTTCGCGCGGGTAGGCGCCGTGGGTGACCCGGGCCAGCTCGTTCAAGTCGCCGTCGACGTCGGGCCACAGGCATTTGCCGTAGCTGCGGTTGTGGTAGCCGATCACCTCGCGGAACCGGCATGTGCCGCAGCGGGCGCCGGGCGCCTGCCGGTCATCGTGCGGTGCGGCGTCGGGGTGGAGCCGGCCGCGTGTGAGCGGATGCCGCCCGGCGGCGAGCGCGGTGGCCTGGCGGAGGGTGCGGCGCCGATCAGCCGACAGCTTCTCGACCGGCTCAACCTCGGCGGCCGGGACGGCGTAGGGGGCGGCGTCGAAGAGGGTGAGGTCAGTCATCGGTGACCTCCTGGAACTTGAGCCGCCCGTCGTCGAGCCACACCCGGTAGGTGTGGCCTTTGGCGTGTGGTGAGTGGATGAGCATGGACCGGCCCACGGCCCGGTAGACGGGGCAGGCGGGTTGGCAGTGGGCGTGCCGTAGCCGCCATTCGTCGATGCCGTGGATGTCGAGGAGGTGGTCGGGCTGGCCAGTGCTGAGGATCTGGTCGAGGGCGTCGAGGGTGACGACTTTGAGGCCTTCGGCGCGCTGCTGCTTGACGAGGGCGGTGATGTCGGCGCGCAGGCTACTCATCGCCGCTCCACTGCAACGTCGTGGTCACCAGGTTGTACAGCTTGTCGAGCTGCTTGCGGATGTCCTTCTCGGTGAAGCTGCCGATCCGCAGGCGCTGCAACGTGTCGGCGTGCAGCTGCATCGCGGCGCGGAGCCGGGCGGTTTCGCGTAGGGCGAGGTCGTCGCCGACGCCGTTGAGGGTGTCCTGGCTGAGCTTCAATTCGTCGAGTTGTTCGTCCAATGTGCCCCGGGCGGTCCGCTGGACGTAGAGGGCACGGTGGGCTTTGCGGAGCGTTTCGGCCTGCTCGCCTCGCGCGACCTCAAGGTGTTTGATGCCGACGGTGACGGATGCTTCCTTGTCTTCGTCGGGGGCGGGCTGGTTACGTTCGACGTGGGCGAGCTCGACGACGGCCATGACGCGCATGCCGGGCTTGGAGTAGATGGGGTGGATCAGGTCCTCGACGGCCTCGATGGCATTGGAGGACATGGCGGAGGCGAGCTTGAGCTTCACGGTTGGGCTCCAAGGGTGTAGATGCGGATGACGGCGCCGGGTGAGTCGAGGGCGTCGGGGTCTTCGCCGGCGTAAACCTTTGCCAGGCGCAGGTATTCGACGATCAGGGCGTCGTCGCGGAAAACGCCGGCGGTGGTGAGGGCGTCCTCGGTGGAGCGGGTGAGCTTGGAAAGGTCGGGCTTGGCTGTCGGCTGGATGGGCGCGTCGTCGCGGACGAGGTGGGAGTTGCGTCCGGTGCGGTAGTGCGACTTGGGTCGCATCGTGGTGAACACCATCTCCAGCAGGAGCGCACAGTCGAGGGTGGGAGCACCGGCGCGGGCTTCGATGCCGGCGGCGCAGACGTCCTCACGCCAGGGCTTGACTTTCTTGGAATCTTCGACGAGTAGGACTCGGCCGAGTTTGGCGTTGTAGAAGCCTTTCTTCGACCCCTGCGGCGCGGGGTCGCCGCGGACGATGATTTCGAGGGCGAGCACCGGCTTAGGCCGCTGGCGTGCGACCGGCTCGGGCGCCGGGGGCGGCGGCGGTGTGTCCACATCGAACAGTGCGGGCATCGTCACCGGTCACCACCCCCGCAGGAGGCGGTTGAGGATTCGGCTGCGGGCTTGGGCGCGTGCCTGTTCGCGGCGCATGCGTAGCCACCGGTGCTCGTCGACCGGCTTGCGGCGCGGGATCTCAGGCAGCATCGGCGGCACCGCCGATCTCGATCTGCCCGGGAATCAACACCGGCCGCACCTCGGGGTGCAGCGGGCATGGGCAGTCGATCGCGCAGCCGCTGCCGCAGTCCTCGTCCTCGTTGCACTGGCAGGCCGGGCGGACGTTTTCGCACATGCCTTCGTCGCAGAAGGCCTTGCCGTCGCGGGTGACTGCCCACTCGTAGGCGCGGGCAGCCTCGGCGGCTTCCTCCTCGGTGGCGAAGTGTGGGACGCTGCCGTCGTATCGGAGCTCCTCGCCGCAGTGGTTGCAGGCGATCGAGATGCAGGTGTGGGTCTTGAACATCAGCGCTCGCCGCCGATCAGCAGCCACTCGGGCACTTCGCCGTCGCCGTCGTGGTGCTCCCGCTCATGCGCGGCCCAGGTTTGAAGCAGTTCGTTGTGCCGGGTGGCCGAGTACTCGACGTCGTGCAGCGCGGCATCGGCCCAGTCGAGCACCCCGTGATGGCGGCATTCCACGAACCAGTTCCCCAGGTCTTCGTCGTAGCCGATGCGGCCGTACTCTTCGAGTTCGCGGCAGCGCACGGCGGTGTAGAACGCCGAGACGATGGCCGGGTCGTGGCGGAAGGCGCTGAGGGATTCGTCTTCGGTGTCCCAGTCGCCGTCGCGTAGGACGTCGATGAGCTTGACCAGGATGAGGCGCTTGAGTTCGACGGACGCCTTGTGGTCGATGAGCGCCTGCGCGATCGGGTCGAAGATGGCTCCCGCGGATGCCCAGCCCATCAGTCCTCACCGCCCGGCACGTCCGCCGTGGCGGGCCAGTCGCTGCCCTGCTCGCCGTCGCCGATAACCTCGCCGTCGATGGCCTCCGGGTCCACCGGCGCAACATCCAAATCGGACAGATCCACTTCGGTGCGGACCCGCTCATCCTGGGCGAGCGCCTGCGCCAACTCGACGCTCATCGGCATCCGCTTCGAGAGGCGGCGGATGGCGGTCTTCTTGGCCATCTCGTCCCAGTCGGTGACCCACGGCCCGGACTTGGACGCCTTGCTGCGGGCCCGGACGGCTTCGACCTCGTTGCGGGTCATGACCTCGAAGTCGTTGGAGCCGTCCTTGTACTTGACGACCGCGTACACGTGGGTGGTTTTCCCGGTGGCGTCGGGGTGCGGCTTGTGTTTCAGGTACTGGTCGAGGCCGTAGGCGTAGTCGAAGTCGTCGGTGTCGCGGACCACGCGGGCGGCGACGGTGGACACCTGCCCGGAGCGGCGGGCCAGCTCGATCAGGCCGCGGTAGCCGGGGATGAAGGTGATTTCGGTGGTGCCGGTTTTGCTGTTGCGGAACGGCACGAGCCAGGCGTGGCCGAGCGGTCCGGGTTCGAGACCCAACTGGGCGCAGGTCATCAGCGCGCCGAGAAGGGATTCGGGGGAGGCGCCGGCCAGTTGCGGCTGCTGCCGGATGACGGTCAGTGCGATGCGGGCGAGCCGGTCGGCGTCCATGTGACGCGGGAGGGCGCGGGCGATCTGCGGCTTGAGTTGTTCGATCAGGGTGCCGATCGTCTTGCGGCGTTCGGCGACCGCGCTGGAAACGGTCTGTGTCAACGGAGGCTCCTATAGGTAGCTGGCGCTGCGGCCAGGGTTGAGGCGGTCGACGGTGGGCCAGTCGCCTTCGAGGGCGGTGAGTTCGGCGCTGTCGCCGGACTGGTCGTAGACGCTGCGGGAGACGACGAGCTTGCGGTTGCAGGTGAGGCGGCGGGCGTTGCCGAGCAGAGCGCGGGCGCGGGCCTCGTACCGGTCGACGAGATCGTCGGCGCGGGAACGCATGGCGCGGGCGCGCCGGTACCCTTCGGCGAACTCGATCGGCACCTCGATGTCGATGTCCTCGACGGAGGGGTGGAGGCGCTTGAGGGTGGCGATGGTGGCCTCGTGCGAATCCAGCTCGGGCACGACACCGTTCTGCAGGTCGGTCCAGAACCGGGCGCCGGCCGCGCGCAGGATGGCGATGTCCTTGTCGTCGCGGCGGCCGTGGTAGATGCGCAGCTGATGGCTGGTGTAGGCGGCCAAATACCACTCGCCGACGTCCATCACGTCGCACTGCTGCAACACTTGTGTGCGGTAGTAGACGGGGATGTCGTCGGTGCCGTCGTCGCCGAACCCGTCCCAGTCGTAGGGGTGCTTGCACTCCAGCACCGCGACCGGATACCGCTGGCGACCTGAGCCACGGCAGCAAGCCCATTCCCATGTGTCCGGCAGCGCGCCAGGGCCGTTGCAGTCGGGGCAGCGCACGTAGAGGAGCCGGTCCGGTGTGGCCATCTGCCACGGCCGCTCCGCCGACCGGTAGAGCCCGGACGGGCAGACGAACAACTCCTCGTTGGGGTCGATCCGGTCTGCGGCCCAGTCGGCGATCGCCGACTCAAGGCGGCGCCCGGCCTCGGTGTGCTCGTTGTCGACCTCGTCGGTCCAGCCGTTGGCCTTCTGCCAGTGCAGCGAGAACGCCGACTGCCACGGCGAGATCCCAAGCACGGCAGCGATATCGGATGCGCCTATGCCGGTGTGCCGCGCAGCGAGCCAGTCACCGCGCGGCGCATCAGCAGGCAACACAAGGCTTGCGCTCACACGTCCCCCAGCCGCTTGTGCATGTCTTCCTGGTCGAGGGCGTCAGCTATGGCGCAGCGGGTCATGTGCTGCTGGTAGAGCGCGGCGGCGTGTTCGGCGTCTTGGAGGCGGCCGGACAGCTGCTCACGCTCGGTGCGGAGGCGCATGTTTTCGGCCTCCAGTTCGGCGTAGCTGGGGCGTGGGGCGCTCATCGGTTGTCCTGTCGGTGTCGTCCGCCTGCGCGGCGGGGCTGGAGTAGGTGGAGCTTGGGCAGGGCGGGTTGGGTGAGCGCGATGGCGGGCGCGGCGTGGGCGTCGACCGGGTCGGTGATGTAGCCGTAGCGCAACATCTGCTGCTCGGCCGGCGAAAGTTCGTCGTCGAGCTCGGTGTCCCACACCAGCCACTCACGCTCGGCGGTGGCCGGGTCGGGGCTGTTGCGCCAGAACCAGGCGGCGGCGAACACCAGCCCGCCCGCGCACAGCAGCGCGACCCAGCCCCACCAGAGGTAGCCGGCCACCATCAGCAGCAGCGACAAGGCGAGCACGGCGACATCCAGCGCGACGCCCGCGATGATGAGCACGTTTTTCATGCCGCGCTCCTCTTCCGGTCGGCGGTCTCGATGCGCCGGGCGTCTTCCTCGATGCGGTGCAGCAGCCACCACTGCTTCTCGTCCTCCTCGCACGTCTTGGACTCGCGGGCGAACTGCTTGCTGCGCAACCACTCGATCAGGAGGGGCAGGGAGCAGAGGGCGACGAACACGGCGATGAAGGCGACGGTCGTCCAGATGGCGAACCAGGCTTGCGGGCTGAGGTTCATCGTGGGTCTCCCACCAGGAAGTTGGGCACGGGCAGGCGGATGGTGCGCTCGTCTTCGTCGAGGCGATGCCAGGCAACCGAGCCGAGCTCGAATGGCCGGCGGGGTCGCAGGAGGTGGGCCACCCACAGGGGCAGCAGCACGGAGGCGGCAGCACGGAGGCGGCAGCGGCGGCGGTGCCGCCGATCAGCGCGGTCAGGAACAGCAGCAGCTCTTTCAAGAGACACCTCCGCGTGGGATGGGCAGGTGGCCGCGGATGAAGCCGAGGGCGACGGCGTGCGCCGCGCATTTAGCGCCGAGCTTGATGCGTACCCGTTTGCGATAGGTGGCGATGGTGGCTGGGGTGAGGCCGAGGTCGGTGCCGATGCGCGAGTCTTTGAGCCCTTCAGCTACGCGGGCGAGGACTTGGAGTTCTCGGTCGGTGAGTGGGTCGCCGTACGCGACTTTGACGTGGGGCATCACGACCCCCCGCAGTCGATGACGTGGGCTTTGCCGAGTAGCGGGCGCCGGGCGCGGCCCCACTCCTGATCGCTAAAGATTCCGAGCTTGCACACGACGCAGTCGCCGATGTGTTCGGTGGCGGCGGTTTTGTTGTTGCCCTTGAGGATCGGCTTGGCCGACCCGATCAGCTTCTGGCTCATCGCGTCCACCTGTTCCGGTAGACGTGCGCCAGCATCGCCGGATCGACCTTGAACCGCTGGCCGCGTACGAGCTGCCGGTTGTCGCCCGGGTCGAGGACCGCGACGGTCACCGGATCCGAATCCATGATCCCGATCGCGGTGACCTGACCCGCCCAGACTGGGGTGTGGCCGTCATCGACGGTGACGACAGCGCCGGGGAAAAACTGGTGCGGGGCAAGAGTGGTCACCGGACACCACCGGCCTCGGGCCAGAAACCCTTGGCATTGCGGGCGTCGGTGGTGTCGCGGGTGGCGATGTTCGGCCGCCACGCCCGGTGCTCGTCGCACAGCCAGTCCCCCGGTTTGGTGGGTTTGCCGCAGTGGCCGGCGAGCCAGAAACACTCGCCATCGACGGGGCGGGCCAGGGCTTCGCGGGCTTGTTCCAGGGTCATGCCGAGCAGCACGGAGGCTGTCGCGGTGATCATGCGGCACCGCCCTCGTGGATCAGCCAGCCTGAGTAGCCGAGCCAGTCCGTGAACCGGTACAGCCACAGCGGTGTCGTCCTGGTGCCGATGGCCTCGCCTACGACGCTGCGCTCGACATCGGGCAAGGCGGTCGCCCACGCCTCGAGATCGGAGGGCGCGCGGAACCAGAGCATCGCCACGTCGCCCGCCGCCGACAACTGGACGGGCTCCGGCAGGTTGGTCGCGGCGAGGAAGCGGCTCAACGGGCTCATGCCGTCACCGCCTCAGCGGCCATCTCGCACGGGTAGCCCTTGTGGTCACCGGCGTGCCCAACCGTGCCAGCCTTCAGTAGCCTCTCCGGCTCGCCGCAGGACGGGCAGCGCGGTTCGTCGTCCGACACCAACGGCCTCGGCTCCTCAGCAGGCTTCGGGATCGTGACCATGCGCAGACCACCGCCGTAGAGGTGCCCCGTGTGGTATTGCTGCCCCTCGCTCATCTCGCCCTTGCGGCCGAACACGGCGGCCAGCACGTCCAGCGCGGTCATCCGCTCCTCGTTGCTGCCATCGCTGGAGAACAGGTGCAGTTCCACCTTCAGGCCGGTACGCGGAATCACCTTGCCGCCCAACGTTTCCAGTAGGTCGGCGACCCGGCGCAGACACGCGACGATGTGATCGGCCCGGGTCAGCGACTCGCCGCCTGCCAGCCACGAGTCCACGACGGCGGCTAGCTTCTCGGCCGGGGTCAGCTCGGCCACGATCTCGCACGACCACGGCTGGGCCCCGTGGTAGGCGTCGCCCTGGGTGAGGATGGCCAAGACATTGTTGGCGGACAGTTCGTCGAGGCCGGTGATGGTGTTGACCGGGTCGCCGTATTGGTCGCGTTGGACGAGGATGAAGGTTGCGGTAGCGTTGGTGTTGGTCATGGGAAGCCAGTTCCTTTCCTTGATCGGGATGTGAGAGGGTCGGGCGTTAGGGCGCCTGGCCCTTTTCGTTGCGGCTCTTGCGTTTTGAGGTCCGGCCGGGTGGATCGATGCTGGTGTCGCCAGTCGGCCCGGCCGGACCGGTCTTGGACGGCGCGCCCGGGGGCCTTGGAACACCAGCGGGCGCGCCTACCGGCAATGCCGGATGACTATGTGGGTGCAGTGGTGGTGAGCTGGCGCTGACGCCATGCGCGCGTCCACGCGACCTGGCACTCACGGCAGTTGCGGGCGCCGTTGCGTTTGCGGATGGTGTTCGCCGCGGTGTACCTGTGTCCCTGCACGCAGTGGGATTTGCGACCCACGGCGCCGCGCCTGCTGTTGACCTCGTTGGTCACCGGTTCGAGGTGATCAGGCCGGACACAGAGCCGATGGGCGCACTTGCCACCAGGGCAGTCGAGGTCACGGTTGTGGCAGAGGTGATCTACTTGCATGCCCTGCGGGACGGGGCCGACGAAGGTGACGTAGGACCAGCGGTGCGCCAGCACCGACTTGCCCTTTCCTCCGTAGCCGAAAGCGCCGTAGCCCTTGGACTGGATCGCGCCGCCCCAAAGCCAGCAACCGTTCTGCGCGACCACGACTCTGGCCATGAAGCGGGCCTTGGCGCGCTCGACGTAGCTCTTCTCCTTTGGTCCGCCAGGCGAGCCGCCGGGACCGGGTCCAGAGGGCGGGCGGGGCTGGGGCGCGGGCGGGGTAGGTGTCGGCTTGGCGCTCATGCCGACCGCCTGTTCTGCGCGGCGACACGGCGGCTTTCGATCGCGGCCTCCGCCTGCGCCCGGGTGAACTTGATTTCCTTGCCCGCCTTGGTCCAGTCGAATTGGCGCGCGGCGGCACCACGGCGGATCCAGTCCTCGCCGGTGCCGCACAGGTCGGCCAGGTCGGCGACAGTGATGAGGCGAAGGTCCTCGAAGCCGGGCGTCATGCTGCCGCCACCTCGGACAGGGCCAGCAGTTCGCGCTCCTCGCGGGTACCTTCCTCGAAGAATTCGTCGAGCTTGATGCGTATGCCCCTGGCGCGCAGCCGGTCGGCGTTCAGTTTGAACGCGGCCATGGTGTTGGCCATGAACTCGTCGCTTGCGGGTGCGCCGCCCCGCACGTTTTTGATGGTCTTGGACGTCATGCCGAGCAGTCGCGCGGCGTCACCGTCTTCAAGGCATCCGAGCGTGAGGAGCGCGAAGTTGAACGGCGTGACCTTGAGGTACATCTGGTGACGCGATTCAGGAACCAGCAGATGCTTCGGTAATTGCGGTTCTGTAATCACGGTTACCAAGCTAGAACCGGAACCGTGATTACGCAAATCAGCCGTTCGGACGAGTGCTCCAGAATTACGGTTCCGGTTACATTGACCTCATGCCGCAGAGGGGTCGAACAGAAAGGCAGGCGATACGAGCCGAAGCACGCCATCAAGCTCTAGTGATAGAACTCCGTGATATTCACGCTCGTCGCCGTAACTGGCGAGTACGCCAGGAATCGCGATTCCCGTATCATCAACTCGTGGCCAGCGGAATTGTCGATCGGACGGAATGGGCGAAGGTCGTCCAGGAACTCCTCGACCTCGAAGCGGCCCCCATGATCGAAGGCGGACGCCCAAGAGTTCATGGCGCCAAGACACGCTTCGCACAGAAGGCTGGGCTCAGGACCGCGCGAACGGTCGACACCTGGCTTCGCGGCGACGTGGACGTCAAGGAGGCCAGCGTCAAGCAAGTCGCCGAGGGCTACGGCCTCAACGCCATGCAGCTGCTCATCCGGGTCGGCTTCTATACCACCGAAGAACTACCGCCGCGCCTCACCGATGAGCAGGTGGACGAAGAGCAGCGCGCGGTTCTGGAGCTTGACCTCGACGACGAGACCAAGGCGCTGATCCTCCAAGAGCTTGAGTCCATGCGCACCGACGACGAACGCCTCCTCGAGGAGCAGCGCGACCGCGACCGCCGTCGGCGGCAGCAGCGCATCAATGAACTGGTAGAGCGCGCCCGCGAGCGGCGCACCGCCTGATCCACCATGACACCGAGGCCGCGCCCCCACTGGTGCCGGCCTGATGAACCGCGCCCGGAGGAGGGCTCATGGGCTCCATGTGGGTCGAGAAGAACGGCAAGACCTGGCGCATCCGTGAACAGGTCGGCATCGAGAAGGTCACGCTGGAGCACGGGTTCGACACGAAGACGGCGGCCAAGGAGAAGATGATACTGCTCAAGGCGGCCAAGCTGCGCGGTGATGCGCTGAGGCCGCGAGCCGGTGACCTGACTGTCGCGAGCCTCGCGGGGGAGTGGTGGGCGGCGATCGGCCCGACGCTGACCCGGGTGAAGAGCCGCGAGTCCATCTCAGGCGTGCTGGACCGATACATCGTGCGGATGCTCGGCGAGCTGAGGATGGCCGACCTGACCGAGAACCCCACGCGGGTGCAGTGGTGGGTCAACGACATGACCGCCGGCAAGACCAAGCCGAAGCGCGGCGCGCCCCGGCCACTGGCGCCCAAGACAGTCAGGAACGCGCACGGCCTGCTCTACCAGGTGATGGACTGGGCGGTAACCAACCGCTACATCCGCTCCAATCCGTGCACGGAGACGCGGTTGCCCGATGAAATATTCAACGAGCACACCTACCTGACGCCTGGCGAAGCGGACCAGCTGATCGCCGCACTGGACCCGCACTGGCGCCCGCTGGTGCTATTCCTGCTCGCCACCGGATGCCGGTGGAGCGAGGCGCTCGGTGTGCGAGCACACCGTCTCGATGTCCTCGGCCGCCGCGTGACCTTTCTCAAGAAGTGGATCGAGGACAGCAGCGGCCAGTTCCACGAGGAGGACGTGAAGAGCCGCCGAGGCCGGCGCACGGTGAGCTTCCAAGCGCGCGTGGCTGAGATGCTTGTGCCGCTGACGATGACGGAAGGCGAACGCGACCGGCACATCTTCCTGACCAAGCGCGGTTTGGACCGGGTGCGACACAAGGACTTCTACAACGACGTGTGGTACCCGGCGCGCACGGAGATCGGCATGCCGGACCTCGACGTGCACGACCTCAGGCACACACACGTCGCCTGGTTGATCGCGGGGAATGTGCCGCTGTCGGCGATCTCGCGTCGGCTCGGGCACAAGAGCATCGCGGTCACGGACGACATCTATGGGCATCTTCTGGAGGAGGTCGACGAGCGGTTGGTGGCCACGTTGGACAAGGCCATGGAGATGATCGACTTTAGGGGAATCTTAGGGGAAATGGACCCCGTTGGACCCCCGCCAACCCCAGAGGAACCCCACTGGACCCCAGCTCAACGACGATCCGGGGTCAGCGAGCAGGGGTAACATACGAGTTCGAATCTCGTATCCTCCGCCATGAACAACGAAATAGAGGTAAAGCTCAGGCCCGGTGTCCGCACCGGGCCTGATGATCTTTAGGGGCGGGGTAGGGGAAACGAAACGATCATGGCTTTTCGAAGGGGAGCACCGATCCGCCGCCATCGCCGTTGAGCCGCCGCCGCACACCATCCACGTAGCCTTTCGCGTGTGCGCGCTTTACGGCGTCGTCCGCGCCGGGCCAGCCGAGCGCGTCCTGCGCACCGGGACGCTGTCGTTCGAGTCGTGCAAGGCGGCCATCGAGCCGGCGGATGGCCACCATCACCATGTAGCTGGCCACCAGCACCACGCCGGACACACCGAGCCAGTGGGCTGTGCCTTTCCAGTGGCGGACCCAGTCGAGATGACCGTCGGTGGCGACGGTTACCGCAACGTTGGCGCCAATGCCGACGATGGCGCCGACGGCGATGAGGGTGATGCCTGCGGTGAGGATGTGCCGCAGTTGGGCTTTCTCTTGCGCCGATTGGTTTGCCGCTGCGATCGCTTGTGCGATGGCGCGGGCTGAGGGTAGTTGTTCGCTGTCGGTGGTCATTTCATCCCCGTTCGCAGGTTGACCCCCCACGATTTGTTGATGCTGCTGGTGATTGCATCTATCGCCGCACCGATGATGCGCGTTGCCCGTCGTTTGAACATGCCTCCGACCTCCCATGAGAGGGATTCACGTGGACCGATTTTTACCGGTCTGTCAGCTTGCAGGCCCGAGAGGCACCGAAGGTAGTCGCACGATCACAAGATCGCTAGGGGTTGATCCCTATGCAACTTGCAAACCACCCACACGGCCGACCCCCCGCAAAGCCGCACGTCGGCGACCCCTAACCTGACCGTCCACACAAGACAGGCCACTCGGCTTGAACCCGACCAGCAGGTGTAACACTGCGACTCGCTCAAACGATAGAGACTGGATGGGCAGCTAGTCCTCAGGAACAAACGTCCCCCGGCCCGGCACACCAATCACCACACCACGCTCACGCAGCAACGTCATCACACGCGCAATCGTGCCGTACGAGACGCCATACGCCGAGGCCAGCGACATGTAAGTCGGCATCTGGCTGCCGGGTTTGTACTGGCCGCGCTCGATGCGGTCGGTGAGATCCTCCGCGATCTGATCAGACGACATCGGAATGGGCATTGACGGACTCAACCAGATACCGCCAGACCACCAGTACAACAAACACGTCCTGTCTAGCCTGTATAGCCCGTCTAACCTGTCTGAACAGGTTGACTATGTTCGGCCCGTCAGCGTGGAGTATCGTCAATCTTCAGAGGCGCCGGCTCCTGCCGGACCGGCGCCCAAACCCTGACCGGCAGCAGGGAGCACCGACATGGCACGGCGCAAAGTCCCCCACGACCCGTCAATAGGCGAGCGCATCAAGGCTCGACGCGAGCTCCGCGGCTGGAGCATCCGCTACGCCGCCGACCGGGCAGGCGTATCCCACACCACCTGGTCACGGGTCGAAAGCGGCGACATAGCCACCAACCGGTACACCATCTCCGACTACGCCGCAGCCCTCGAATGCTCCGTCAAAGACCTCACCGGCCAGCCCTACACCCAAGCCGACGAGCTGCTGGAGGCCGGCGCCATCTACAGCGACCGCGCGTGGAAAGCCATGATGGCCCACCCGCTGACCGAACCCGCCGACACCGAACCGCTGCCCCAGGGCGCGCTGGAAGCCGAGGCCACCCTCATCCGGGACCTGTACGCCAAATGCGACTACGCAGGTGTCCTCGGCCGCGCAGTCGGGGCGATCGCCCCGCTGCACGCCGCCGCCCGCAACGGCCACGCCCGCGACGCCATGCTGCTGATGGTGCCCGTCTACGGGTGCGTGATGGGCAGCCTGCTCAACCTCGGCCGGGCGGCCGAAGCGCTGCTGGCCGCAGACCGCAGCGCCGAGGCGGCACAAGAACTCGACGACGCCGTGGCCCTCGGCGTCGCCACCGCCAACCGCGCACGGGTCTCCGCCTACTCCGGTGCATACTCGCCCGCCCGCACCATCTGCGACCGCGCCGACGACCACCTCCAACACCACCTCGCCGCACCCGATGCCCTTGCTGTGTCCGGGTTCCTGCACCTAGCCCGAGCACATCACAGCGCCGGCCTGCGCGACATGGCCACAGCCGAAGCCCACCTGGCCGAGGCGGCGGAACTCGCCGAGCACACCGGTGAGACCGAGGCGTGGGATCTCGCCTGGGGTCCACGCAATGTCGCGCTGTGGCAGATGGCGCTGCAGCTGGACACCCACCGCCCGGACGAGGCGATGCAGACAGCGGCATCGATCCAGGTCGCCGGGCTTCCCGCGGTGCGGCAGGTCTACTACCACATCGATCGGGCACGCGGCCTGGCCGAACTGGGTCACATCGACAAGGCGATCCGGGCGCTGCTCATCGCGGAACGCACCGGCAAGCAGCACACCCGCTCCTCCACCGCGGCACGCGAGACGGCCCGGTCCCTGCTGACCCGGCAGCGTCAGCGGCTGGCCTCGTCTCCCCTGGCCGGACTGTGTGAACGTATGGGCGTCGATTAGTGGTGCGTGAATGCACCACTATCTTGCTTGATCAGGGTGATGCTGTGGGTGGCACCGGGGCAGGCAGCCCGAGAGGTTGGCCCGCCCCGGTGTCCGTGAGGCGGTCGTCACCGGGACCCCTGTGCGTGGGTGCCTTGGGACCCCCGGACTGCAAGCCGCCCACGCGACCGCGCAACGGCTGTGCACCAGCGAAGTCCACACGCCCGAGCGCAGTCGGCCACAAAGCGCCGGGGCAGGAACAGGGAGCCTCCGCAAGGTCACCGGACCTGCCCCGGCCCCGCGAGAGCCTGGGGCGGGCCTGCCGTCAAGGGGGCGGCCCGCCTTGGTGCCACGAGAGGAGCGCGATGGACCAGACGCAGCGCGCTATGGCGGTGGGACTGTTCCTGGTGCTCGTGCTGACGTTGGTGGCCGCCGTCGTACCAAGGCGCCGCGGCCACCCATAGCCACCCGCGGACACGTCCGGTGACAGGTTGTGCCACCGCGGGCGCCCCTGCCGGGGCAAGCGGCACCCGGACTCGCCTCCGGGTGCCGCCCACAGACTCCCGGGCCGGTCAGCACCCCACCCGGGAACAGCGGCGCCCCGTTCTTTACCTGACGGTTTGGTCCCGGGGCGCCGCCCTTCACGGAGGTGGCCAGGATGATCCGCAGGCTGCGAACACTCGCCATCATCGCCGGTTTCGCCGTCGCGCTGGCGGCCATCGCCGCCCTGGCGGTGCTGACCCTGCGGGAAGCGGCCGAGCAACTGCCCGGCGACTGGGACCCGCCGCAGCCCTAGGCGGCCTTCTTCCGCTTGACGCCCGGTTTGCCGGTGCCTGGTCGCTTCTTCCACATGGCGTCGATGTCCTTGGCCCAGTACAGCTTTTTCCTGTCGCCGAGCGCTTCCTCCGTGTCGGGGATGTGCGGCACCTTGTAGCGGCTGATCTCGCCGCGCATCGATGAGACGCCGACGCCTTTGCGTGTGGCGGCCTGCTCCAGGGTGAGGGCGAGGCGGCCGTCTGCGGTGATGCGGATGACGGGTGGTGGCATGCGCCGAGGGTAGCATAGAGCGCAACGGTAACGCTGCGTGCTGGATTGGGTGTCCGATTCGTGCAGTACGGATGTCCGGTAGATCTTCAAACGCTAGATCTTTTAGCCCCGAATCGGACGCACACGGACACTATGGGGCCACTCGGGCTCCACCGTTCGGCCGGTGTTTCCGATTTAGTCAACAGTGTGTAAGCGGCAGCGCTATCGCTGCGCATTACAAGTTTGATCTCCATTAGTGACGCACTGTAGCGCTGCCCTGGTATGCCCGATTTGCCACCCGCCCAAGAGGCAACCTCCGCCCTATATACCGCACGCGCGCCCGCGTTCTGCCTGCTCAGACTCGGTTGAAAGCGCAGCGATACCGCTGCACACTGGTTCCTACAAGTGAACAGCGTGGCCAGCCACTCCGAACCGGGAGCAACGGCTGGGGAAGCCACGGGAAGCGTTGCCGAGTAAAGACTCCGAACCGGAACGGCGCAGGACAAGCCAACTGCCGCGGAAGTGAACCTCCGGGATGTGGACAGCGATACGGCACGGAACCCCACGCGAAGCCCCCAGTACCGCCCGGGTCCGAGACTCCGAAGGTCGCCAGCACCCAGCACAACCCACCACCTGAACGGATCACGGTGGCGCCCCCGCGTGGGGCGTGCGCCGTGAGCGCTCAGCGCTCTCACAAAAGCCCCGCCGGGGGCCTGGTACCCGGCCGGCCCGCCTCGGGCCGCTCCTCCCACCCCGTCCGGATCCGGCCTTAGCCCGGGGCGGCTCAGCCGTCCTGCGTGGTCCGGCGGGGGTGGGAGGAGACCGGGGTACCCAGTCCCTGTAGCTCAGTGGCAGAGCCCAGAACCCGAGGGAGACGGAGCGCGCCGGTTCGATCCCGGCCAGGGGCACACGATCCAACATCAACGAAGGAGTCGACCATGAACCTGATCGAGCTGACCAACCAGCAGCGCCAGAACGCCGCCGCATTCATCGCCCTGGCGGACGACAACGCGGCGTACATCATGACCAGCGACCTGTACACGGACAACTTCGTCAAGGCGCTCCAGTACGCCAAGCACATGGTCGCGGGCGGCTCGTACAGCAGCGGCGAGAGCCAGATCGTCTACACCCAGCTGAAGAAGCTCCAGCGCTTCTTCGCGAACTGAGCCCACACCGATGGGGCCCCGCATGCCGGGGCCCTCGTCGTGGGCGCTCAGCCCAGAAGCCTCAACCCCTTGCCGCGTAGAGCAACCGCTCCGCCGGCACCCCCAAACGTCCAAGGAGGACACCATGAACATCAACTACCGTCGCGTCGGCTACATCACCTCCATCGGCTCCGTCGCCCTCATCGCCGCCTGGGGCTCCTACCGCCACATGCTCGACGTCGCCAGCCAAGCCGGCCAGCCCATCGAGGTCGCCGCCACCCTGCCCCTCTCCGTGGACGGCATGCTCCTGTGCGCCACGCTGGCCATGGGGGACGACAAGGCCAACGGCCGCAACCCCCGCACCTGGGCGCGGTTCGCGTTCTGGCTCGGCGCCGTCATATCCGTCTCCGCCAACATCGCCTCCACCGTCGTGCACCGCGGTATCGACCCGCTGTCCATCGGTGTGGCGGCGTGGGCGCCGATCGCCCTGCTTGTGGTCACGGAGATCATGGCCCGGCCCGGCAAGCCCCGCCCGGTCGAGGACGCAACCGACACCGCCCCGGCACCGACCAAGCCCCGCACCCCGAAGGACCGCCTCGACGCGGCCCGCAAGCGCGCGGGCTACGACCAGATGAGCCCGACCGAGAAGGCGGCGTGGACGAAGCGCTACAACGAGCGCACCGGCCGTAACGCCCCGACCAGTCCGGCCGGGCCGCTGGTTCCCAGTGAGGCCGAGCTTGAGGAGATGACCGCCTGATGGCCGATCCAGTCCCGCCCGGACACAGTGCCGGGCGGGGCCGAACCGGCCAGACCGGCACCACTCGCGAAAGGATGGACCAATGACGCTGACCGAAGCCAAGGACCAGATCCGACACCTGCTTGGGATCGCCGAGGGTGACGCGGACGCCGTCTACCGCTCGATACGCGCCTCGGAGCGCAACTGCCGCCAGTACGACAACTTCACCGAGGCCGACGAGGACGAGTACTGCATGCTTCGGCTCGCGCTGAGCGACATCACCGGCAACGCCTTCTACCGAGGTTGAGCACACAAAAAGGACGCCCCGCCCCCGAGCCGATGGCTCAAGGGCGGGGCGCTTTTTTGTTGTGGCAGCTCGCGTGTGCGGTCGTCGAGCGCATTTGTTGATCTCACATGTGGGTGGCCTCAGGCACACCCGCACAAACCCGGCCTCAAAAGCTTGCGGTCAGCCTATCCCTCGACCCGCTCCGGCCAATGCCAGGTGCCGCCGCTGCGTTCGTGCACCGGCCGCTCGTCCTGCGGGACGCCGACGTTGAAGAATTGGCCGGTCGGATTTAGCACGCACAGGTCGGCGAGCTGAGCGCCGTCTGGTCCGAGGTCGTCGATCCCCTCCCCGTGCACCGGGTACGGCAACGGTTCGCCGAGACCGGTGACGATGGCCGCGCGGCACGCCTTTGGATACTCGCCGCCCGGGGTGCCGTACGAGACGTAGTGGACGATCCGGCCTATGCTTGGCTTCACTGCTCGATCTCCTTATGTCACAACACGATGTGCGGGATGAACCAGGCCGCGAACCCGGTCACCGCGGACGCGAACAGCACGATGCTGGTGCGTCGCCACGGCTGCGGCGGATCGATACCCAGCCACCGCCGCGTCGTCGCCGACAGAGTCTCCTTGCCGCTCAACCACTCCATCAACGCGAACGTCACCGCGAAGGTGACCAGCCACACGGCCCACACGAGCGGCCAGGTCACTGGCGACGCTGCCTGCTGAGCAGTTCGGCCACCGACTTCGGTGACCACACCCGCATGCGGGTCCACGCGGCGGTGATGAGCGGGACGGCAGCGGCCAGCGCGGCCACAAGCGCCAAAAGCTCGTTGGCCTTCTGCTCGTCAGCGCCGAACACCACAGCGGCACCGATCGCCGCGGTGACCACGGATACGATCGCGCCGATCTTCAGCGCGGGCTCCTTGGACTGCTCGCCGGGAGCCGGGGGTGTTGGTGTGCTCATGATCCCCTCCTTGTGCTGGGTTCTTGATACGGATGTTCGAACATGGCAGTGTGCTGGGGATGGGATGGAAAGGCGTTGAGCGCTGGCGAGGCAAAACCCCGCACGGCACCGAATGGCACGTAACCCTGATGCAGCAGGAATCCCTCGGCCCGATGCCCGGCGGAGCATGGCGGGTCGAATGGTTCCAGCCCGGCGCCATCCGCCACGGCGAGTCGTTCCCCGCCGGCCAGGAAGCCGACGCCCGTGCGCTCGCCGCCACGAAACGCGACGCGATCGAAGCAACGTGGGAAAACCTCAGCGAGATCGACATCACGCGCCCGGCTTCTGATCCGGGCCAAGCGCATTCAACTGATCCTGCAACAACTTCTCGTTCGTCGCCTGCTGCTCAACCCTGATCTGCAACCCGGCCACCTCACCCCGCAACCGGGCCACCTCAGCCTCAGCGATCGCGGCACGGGCCTCGGCCGCAGAAGCACGAGACTCCGCCGCCGACGCCCTGGACTCTGCCGCGGCCAGCCGCGTATACAAGGCGTTGATCTGGTCGCCGAGCCCGGCCACCGTCACCGACAACGAGCGTGCCGCATCGGCCTCGCTAAGGGCCGCCGCCGCCTCATCCTTGGTTGCCGCGGCGTCGTTGCGCCGTCTCGTGACAGCCCAGGTGACCACCGGGCCGAGCACGGTGGTCACGACGAGCGCGGTGAGCGCAGGATCCAGCTGCACGCTCAGTCCTTGTCCTCTCGGACCTTCGCGGATCCGCCCTCACCGAGGTCGCCGACGGCATCCCGGGCATCGACAGCGACCGCGTCGATCCGCGCATTCAACCGGGCCTCCATCGCGTCCAGCGACGGCTGCAGCGCAGCGGCGAGCGCGGCCGGGTCGATCGGCGCCGAGGCATGCTCCTTAAGCAGCTGCGGCAGGCGGGCCATGTTGTCCAGCGGCGAACCGGTCTTGGGGTAGCCGGGGATCGGCTTGCCATCCGAGCCGAGCGCGACCGGCCCGTCACCGATGAAAGCGTTACGAAGGTTCTGCGTGTCGGCGTACATCTCGCCGACTGAACGGTTCGCGCCTGTTGGCTTGATCAGCGGATCGGTCTGCTCCATGTCATCCACTCCTGTCAAAATCGCGAGCACGTCCGAGTGGTCCTCGTTCGCGCGGCCACGGTCGAAACTCATGTGCAGGTGCGTCAAGTGCGACGAGTCCGCCGACGCCAGCCGGTCGGCGATGTTGTCCCAGCCGTCGACCCGGGTGTCGCCGCCGAGATTCCCGTACCACTCGGTGATCTTCTCCAGGCGCCCGGCACGCACCGCCTCGTCCAGCCGACGGCAGGTGGCCATCAGCTCGGCCTGCGACAGGTTCCCGAGGTCGAGCGCGCACGCCCAGTTGGGGTCACCGCCCGACCGGTCGCCCGTGGTGCGCGACACCGAGTAGCTGCGGTCCGTGCAGTAGATCGACTCTTTGATCCAACGCCGCGAGCGGTGATAGCCGCGGAGGTGGTCGTTGTCGCCGCGGATCCACACCCCGCAGCCCGGCCAGTGGGCGCGCAGCCCGGCCGCCAAAACCTTTAGCGCGGGCGGCTCGTACTCGTCGCGCCACGCCGCCTCGTTGTCGAGCTGGTCATAGCTAGGCATTCACTCACACCTCCGTTACACGACCGTGGTGGCGGTCAGCCACGAACCGGACAAAAGGTTGGTGTTATTGGCATTGCTGGCCAGTTGCGCCCACTGAAGCGTCAAGTTGCCCGCGTTCGCCCCGACCGCCACACGCAGCTCGACCTGAATCGCCGTCACACTGGTCGAGGCGCCGTAGCCCACCGCTGCCGTAGGGCTGGTCGCGTCCGCCGCCTCACCGGAGAACTGTCCATCCGCACTAGTCAGTGACGCCAGCGAGTCATGTACGCCGATCGCCCCGCTGGAAACCGTTGCGCCGGTGGGAAACGTAAAGCTGCATCTGAAATCGCCTGCCGCGTTCGCGGCGGAGGTGACGAGCAGGACGCCCTTCACGTCGTAGGTTCGGTTGGCCAGCAACGGCAGCACCAGATGCGGGTCCGCGGTTTCGGTGGTGGTCGTGTTGCGCGAGGTCGTAGCCGACTTCGACGCGGTGATTGGCCGCAGCTCGCTGATCAGAGCCTGGAGCTTCGCCGCCGTAAGGGTTTCACCCGACGCCGGGTAGGACGTGAACGCCACCGAGCCTCCTCAAAGCGCCAGCCGCAGCGGCTGATATACGTGGACTTCGTCGCCGGCAGAATGCGACTTGACGACCCCGTTGACCGAGCGGGTCACGGTGAACGTCTGCGGGTTGAACACCTCAAAGTTGTCGGTGCTCACCGTCGGGTTGACGTTGGTGTTGCCGGCCACCTCCCGGGCCCGGAACCCGACCGAGCCGGAGGTGTAGGCGGCATCGGTGCCGTCGATCGTCCAGAACGCAGGCGGGGCGGTGAGCGCGACGTCGGAGGCCCGCACCCGCAGCCTTGATCCGCGTGCCTGGATGTACATGTACACGTCGACCGCGGCCGAGTAGGCGAAGACACCGGAGGCGGACCCGACTGATGCTGCACTGGCCCCGGCCACGACCCGCACCACGGACAGGTCGACCGTGGCGCCGGCCGTGAATCCGAAGGTGGCTCTGTAATAGTTGCTGGCGTCCTGCACCCGGAAAACAACCTCGCCGACGAGGGTCGCCCCAGTCGCGAGGGCCGACACGCGCAGCGGCACGTACAGGTCGAAGTCGCTGAGCGAACCCGCCACCGTGATCATGCGCGGGTTCGTGTCGCCGGTCGGCAAGGTGATCACGCCGCGGTTGCCCGACGCCGCAAAGTTGGCGGCGGTTCCGGCAAGGATGCTCCACGCCTGACCCGTATCCGCTGTACCCCAACCATTCGACACCGATCGGGTGAAGGTGTCCTTCACGGATGAGGCGATCGCCGACACCGACATAGTCTCTCCGGCGACGATGATCGGGATCGGGGTCTCGGCTCCGTCGGTGGTCCACAGATCAGCCGAGTTGTCCGAGAACACCGTCAGCGACGTGGCCGCCGAGTTCACGCCCGAAACCAGGCTGGACGAGCCGGAGTCGAGCTTGCCAAGGGCGTCCGAGTCCAGGACACCGACCGAGTACGGACCAGCCGGCACCGTCGTTGCCGAGATCGTCCACATGTGCGCGCCGACCCGGGAGCCGCCACCGATCTGCTCGGCGAGGTGCAGCGCGTGCAGGTCGATCGTGTCCGGAGGAATCCAGGCCGGCGGGTTCTCCACGGTGAGCCGGCCACCGACATCAAGCCGCTTCGCCTGCTCGAACACGGTTGTATAGCCGTCTTGCGCCAACCGGGCAAGGTTGAGGTTCACCGACGGGTAGCGGGCCTCGTCCCACGTCGCCTCGTTGACTTCGAACGCGGCGTGTTGGCGAGGCTGGCTGTCGTCATACAGCGGCAGCGTTTTGGACCGCGGGTTGCGGTACACCCCGTCGGGCGGCGGCAGGACCGACTTACGCCCGTCACGTTTCTCGTACCGGCCAGACGCGCCACCATCGCGTTTGATCGTCAGATCGTTGACGACATCGCGGTCGTCCTCGACCGGCCGGAACGGCGGCATCACCTGCCCCGGCATGGCGTAGTCCAGTGCGAGCGTGACGGGCTGGTTGTAGCGGGCGTGCCGGGCCATGTACACGATCGCGAGTTCGTCACGCGCCTCGAAGATCATGCCCTTGTCAACAACCAGGACATCATCGATTATGTCGGAGATTTCGCCGGATCGCTGTGGCCCCAACAGTTCCGAGTCGGCATCGAAAACCCCATCCACCGAACCGGTGAGATAGACGAACGGAATATCCTCCTGCCGTTCCAGCAGGCGAATTAGGCGAGTGACCGCCTGATCGCCGCTGTACCCGTTGACGGCATTGACCAGATCCAGTCCTGGGGTGTCGAACACCAGAAAGAACCAGCCGTCGAACACGAACACATGCCCCAGCCCTGCCGAGTCCGAGGCACCCCCGGCAACCGAACTCGCGCTCACCTGGGTGACTTGGCCAGGTACCGACCCGGCGGCCGTGTGAACCGACGACCCGAACTCCTGCGTGTAAGTCTGGCTCGTGGTGGCGATCTCGTAATCGGTGTCCGCCCCCGACGTCTGCGCCCGCACAACCACAACCGTCGGCATCGTCGCCAGATCCTGGAACGCAACCGATGCCAGCAGGGTGGCGGCCCCGCCGACGAATCCGTACAGCTCAAGACTTCCGCCCGCGGTTACCCGCAGATCGAATCGGTCGTAGGCGGCCCCGACGACCTGCCACGTGAGCGGCGTCCATGTCGCCGACAAAGTCGGCGTGGTGAATATCGCGCCCACCGTCCACGCGCCGGTCGAACTCCCGACAGGTACGGACCCCAGCAGGGTCGCCTCGCTGGACATCATATCGGGCAACGCATCCGAGCCGACCACAGCAGACACCGATGCCCAATCGATGCTGCCGACGATTGTCATCGGCTCGCCGTTTGGTACCCCCGAGCTGGCGACCGTAGAGCCGGTTTCCTCCTCCAGCGGCCAGTAGGCGACCGGCCGCCGGGACGAGCTCGTGCCCGCGAAGTCGTCGATGAACCGGGCGTTTTGCAGAGTGCGCCGCAACGGGCTGAACGATTCGCCGTTCTTGTTGACACGGCGCAGAATCCCGGCCGCGGTGATCGGGGTCCACACGTCGTTACCAGACATGTCCCACTCGACCGGCCATACCGGAACCTCACCGTTGCCGCGGTGATGCACCACCTCGAGATCTGAGGTGGTCACCACAACAGGCAGGCTGTTGGAGTTGCTGGTCTGCAACAACATCCGGGTGCCGACTTTGCCCGCGGACAGGATCGCGTCCGAGTCGTTGTCCGCTCCCCATACGTCGAATGTGGATGGTTCGGCGCCGTTGACCGCGTCCCACGCCCGCATCGTGAGCACCCGGCCGCACACCTTCGCCCGCACCCTCCACCGGCTGGAGGCGTCGTAGGTGCCGAGACTGTCGGAGAGGACCAGGGTGGTGTTGCTGCCGCCGACCCGTTTGACGATCGCCGCCGTGACCGTGCTGTCGGTGTTGAACAGCAGGGTGGCGAAGTACATGTTGGAGTCGTCCTGGTACCGCAACGTTGCCGCCATCTGAATCGCCGCCCCGGTGGCAACCACGCCCGGCTTGAACGTGACGGCCACGTCGCAGTCGGCCACGCTGACGTTCAAGGCGGTGACCCGGGCCGAGTTCACTGCACTGATCGAGATCGTTGCGGCACCGGCCGACACGGCGTACGCGCTCGCGAGGCCACCCGAGGTGGCCCACGCGTGCCCTGACGAGCTTGTGCCCCAACCATTTGATGAGGTGCGGTTGAAGTCGTCGTCGGCCTCGTCGAGGACAATCCGCAACGGTGTGTTCTGTCCGAGCAAGCCGTAGTAGGGGCCGGTCGGCAGACGCGGCGACAGGTCCCCGGTCGGGTTGCGCAGGCTCAGGCTGCACCGCGACGGGTCCGGGCGCACACCCCAGTCCGGCACGCCACGCCTGACCGTGATCGGGTCACGGATCAGGGTCGAGTCAGCGAAGTCGATCCACTGACCACCGATGAACAACTGGCTGCGGACCGGCAAGGCCGTTGCAGGGAACGCCATCAGCGCCCACTCATCCGGGGAATCTGGAAGCTGCCGATCGTGCCCCCGCTGATGAATAGGTGCCTGGCGAGTGCCGCCACGAGCGACTCCTCGAGGGGGCTCATGCCGGTGCGATCCACGGCCAGGGTGAGGTTGATGTTCTGCGCACCGCCGACGGCACCGCCGGTCATTGTCGCGCCGGAGGACCACTGGTCGGCGTTGGAAACGATCGCGCCGCCGCCGCGCAGCATCTTGACCCGCTCCACACCGGTACCAGACTCGGCAACGTCGTAGGTGTTGCCCGGCATCATCAACCCGCCGGACGCCCTGCCACCGCCGTAGCCGGAGGTGTCCGCCTCATAGAAATGACCATCGATGGTGATCGGCCGTGCGCGTGCTCCGGCAGCCGCGCCACCAAGGAGCCGGTTCAGTTCCCTAGCGCGGTTGAGCGCATCGAGTAGGCCCGGCGCGCGAACCTCTACCTCAGCCTGGGCGGGAATCCCTTTCAGCGCTGCGATGAACGCATCGACGGCCTGCTTGTTTAGGCCGAGCGCATATGCCTGTTGGCGGAGCTTTTCCGTCAGGTCGTCGAACACCTTATTGGCAGATGTTACGTCGCCCGTCTTGTCGATCATGTCCTGGCGGATCGCCTTGATAGCCTCCGCCTGCTCGCGAAGCGCCGCCGCGTTCTCCCGGCCGTGCTTGTTGTTCAGATCCAGGCTCTTGCCGTTCTCCTCCACCGACTCGGTCAAGGAGTCGATCGACTCCTGATAGTTGGACGCCAACTCCTGCGCGCCGAGGACCCGGTCGAACATTTTGTCCATCGCCGCGAGCTGGTCCTTGATCGCGTCGGTGGCGTTCTTGGTGGCCTTCTTGACTTCTTCCTGCGCCCGGATGATCGGCTGGATGCCGCCGTCCACATAGTCCTTGGACGCATCACGTGCCTTGTCGATCGCGGCGACCTGCTCCCGGAACGCCGAACCCTGACGTTCGATCGCGCCGCCGGCGACCGGCAGCCAGCCGAACAGGGTCTCCATGGTTCCGCTGATCGCCGCACCGGATCGGGTTGACTGCTCATACAGGTTGCCCAGGGTGGACAGCAGTTTGCCCGAGAAATCAATGGTCGTCTGAATGGCCTGCGAGATGGCGACGATGCCCATGACCGCCTGGTCGGGGTCCTTGCTGATCTCATCGAAGAAGTCCCCGATCGCATCGCCGATCTTGGGCAGTTCCGTCCCCAGCGCGCGGATCGCCGGTTGCATGGCGTTGGCCGCGCGGGTGATGCCGCCCATGATGTTGTCCAGGGCGCCGGTCGCCCCGCCCGTCAGCCCGGGCAGGACCGGGCCGAGCTTTTCCCCGATCTTCCCGAAGTTGTCGGCCAGCCTCGAACCCGCGGCATCGAGAATGTTGAGGCTCTCGATGGTCGGCTTGACCCACGCACCGCCGGCCCGCAGCAGCTCGTCGCCGACGTGGTCGCCGACGAGCTTCGCGGCGGTCTGGACCTGCTGGTCCTGGGATGCGGCCACGATCCCGCCAACAATGCCGCCAACACCAGCACCGCCGATCACGGCGCTTTGGATCGCCACCCCGATCGCTGGCGCGAGAAGCGCGCCGAGGCCGATCGCGCCCACGATCGCCGGGCCACGCAACGACCTCATAGACAAGGTCAGGCTTTCGCCAATCTTCTGCCCAGCGTCGGAGCCGACCTCTTGCGCCTCGTCGGTGATGGATTTGCGGAGCCGCTCGAACAGCCGCAGATTCGACTGGCCCTTGCGAATCGACTTGAGCAACTCGACGTCACCGCTGGCATCGAACGCCTTGATCAGCTTTTTGACCTCGGCCTCAGTCTCGCCGATCTTCTTCTTGAGCTGGCCAGCTTCCTTGCCCATCTCGCCGAACTTTTTGCCAGTCCTCTGAGATTCGTCGCCGAGATCCTTGATGACCTTTTTGCCGCCGTGCTCGCGGACAACGACGTCAACGGTGACTTCGGCCACGCCCGATCCACCCCCTTGGATGAAGTGATCTCGTGCATGCGCCCGCTACCCTGCGCGCGTGAGCAATGACGAAGTGACACGTATCGGCCGGGGTGTGCCCACCAGCGCTCCTGCACCCGCTCAGCCGCAGCGGCGCACCACAGTGCTGCTCGTCGCCGGCGGAATGTTCGTAGGCCTCGGCCTGGCCGTGGTGCTTGTGTTCGGCGGCAGCATCTTCGGCGCCAGCAAAGCCGGCCAGCCCCCGGCCCAGGTACCGATGCCAGCCGCGTCGACCCAAAATCACAAAGTCCTCGACGAGCAGGCCACATGCGTGCTGCTGATACCGGTCGCCAAGGACGGCACCGACCTGGTCACCTCAGTGATCACCGACCCGAACAAGGCGGACTGGGCGAAGGTGCAGAAAACCCATGACGACCTGAAGCTCATCGCCGACATCGCGGCACCCGAGTTGCGCGACGACATCAACCAGCAGGCGGCAATGCTGGCCACGCTGCTGTCGCTGAGCCGGACCGGCGGAAAGTTGACCATAGACACGGTCGACTACAAGGCTTCCGGACTGCGTATTGGCGCCCGCTGCTACAAGTACGCCAGCTAGCTCCGCTGTTGCCGCGCCCAGGCGGTCATGTACCAGTCCGCCTCACGCGGCGTGAGTTTGCGTACTTCGCGGGCGGGCATCTGGTAGCAGGTCCAGAACCACGGTGTCAGGACACCGAGGATGGCGTCGGTGCTGTCGTCGTCTGGGTCTCCGGTGAGGTGTCGGAGGACGGTGTCTCTGCGGAGGGCTCTGGCGAGCCGTCCGGCGGGGGGTCGGCATCGCCGCCTTCCACGCGCCAACGCACCGCGTTGGTGCAGATGTTGAAGTCCTCGAACGGCGGCGTCTCGATGCCGGCCATCTTCCATGCCAGCCACACGACGCCCTTGATGCCTAGGGCTTTCACCTCGTCGAAGTAGCGGCCGAGGAGCCTGGGGATTCCTATCCCGATCTCCTCCTCCCAAGGGTGCTGCACGTCGAATGGCACATGGTCCAATGCGGGCCGATCCCATGGCACCCACTCGGGGGCGCCTTCCGGCGCGTACTCCTTGATGTCCTCGTCGCTGAGGCGAAACTCGATGACGCCCACTAAATGGCCCTCTCCAACTTGTCGGCGATCTTTTCGCACGCCTTGTCGATTTCGCGTGCCGCCTTCGGTGTCGCCCGCTTGGCCGGCACGCTGACGAACCCGGGCCGGATCTTCTGCCACACCCATGCATTGCCACGGCCGAACACCGGATGCTTCAGGCGGCCCTTCTCCAGCTGCTCGACTTGGCGATCATGGCCCCTGCGCCCGAACGCGCGTATAGCCACCTTCGCCTTGCGCACCAACCCGTGCACTGCCAGGGTCACCTTCGTGACCGTCGATGCCTCGAAGACTTCCTCGTAGCCGTCCGGCATGAAAGTCTTGCTGGAGTTGCGGATCTCTTTGGCTACAACCTCGCCTGCGTTCTCCAGCCCCTGGTTGAGCTCTCGGTCGTAGTCCACCGCGGCCGTCTTGTGGCATGCGGCGGCGAGCCGGTTGAACCCATCGTGGCCAGAAACGAACGCCTCGACCGGCATGGCTCAGAAGGTTCCGACGGTGAGGCCGTTGTCCATGCGGAACGTGGCCGAGAACGGCACCTTCTCCTTGACGCTGGCGTCGTATGTCAGGTTCTCCAGCCAGCACTCGCCGCTGAACTTGTAGTCGCCTGCAGTGTTGCCCTCAGGCCCGTATTCGAAGCTGCTCGTGGACGTCGTCACCCGGAGTCCATTCAGGACGGTTGCCGACCCGGTAGTCGCCGCGCTGTCGAACTGCCCAGTCACGGTGAACGTCGCCCCCTGCAGGCCACGGATGAACCGCTCGCCCGCGTCACCGTACGAGGTCACCTCGGACAGTGCCGCAGCGGACGGAAGCCCGGACACGTTGTCGACGTGGCCGGAGATGTTGCGCAGCGTTCCGCCAGAGTCGTCGACGGCGAAATACGCGTCCTTACCATGCGAGCGCGCCAAGATACTCACTCCTTCTGTTGCAGCGCACGACAAAGACCCCGCCGACGACGGGGTTAGCTTGAAGCGAAGGGGGTTAGCGGCGGGCGCAGGCCATCGCGAACGTGGCCGAGCCGGATCCGGTGACGTCCCAGAAGGCGCGCAGGTGCCGGTTCACCGTGCCGGTAATCGCGGACCGTTGCCACGTAGTGCCGGTGACGGTCGTGAAGGTGATTAGGTCCGACCATGCGGAGTTGTCCGGCGAGTGCTGCACCTTGAAGACGACGTTGGTGAACCCGGTGTACGCGGTCACATGCAGCGTTGCCACCGCACCACCCGCAGAGCTGGCCGCGTTGTCCACATTGGTGCTGTTGCCATCAGCGGTCTCGGCGCCCAGCACGTGCAGGGTGCGGCCCATGTCCAGGCCGTCGTTTGGGGTGCCGGTGATGTCGACCCGCACCGCGTCTTTTACCGGCGCCGGGTAGTCGCGGGCGGAAACGTTGCCTTCGCCGAAGACAGCGAACGACCCGACGGCCGGCGTCTCCGGGAAGGCGGTGATCAGAAGCCCGCCCTCGGTGGTGGCCGCCGTGTTCATCGTTGCGACGATGTCGCCCGCCGCGGAGTCGAAGACGCCGTTGATGCCGAGGCTTCCGCCGAGCTGGCCGGGAATGAACTGTTCGCCGTTGCTGGTGAGCACGGACACGTCGGACAGAAGACGGCGGTGCTCGTACCGCCAGCCGGAGATGCTGCCGGACAGGTGCGCGGCGTTCACCAGAACCCTAGTGTCCTTGCCATGGCTACGCGGCATCGCCGGCCACCTCTTCCTCGATGACGCCCTGCTCCAACCAGACCTTCACCACGCCGGGCGGCAGATCGTCCACGACATCGCCAGGTTCGGCACGTTTCTCCGTGTCGCCCTTGCCCTTCGGCGGGTAGTTGATCCCGACGAGGACCCGGTATCGCTTAGCTGCCATCGGGGCTCACCTCCACGGTGAAGTCGGCGCCGAGATACATCTGGCCGGCATGCTCGATATCGCCGTAGCGGGACACGCGGGTGACTCGGGTCCAGTCGGCTGCGCCGCCAAGGGTTTGGTCACTTTCGATCGCTGCCTTGATCGACGACCCGCCGGAGCCCGCGAGGTACGGGTCGAGGTTCTCCTGCGCGATCTGGTCGGTGGCGCGCTGAACGAGCAGCCGAACCGTGAAGGTGTAGGAGTCGACGCCGCGGCCCATGGTTTCGTCAAACTCGATCGCGCCGGGGATGGGGAACGCCGTTGGCAACACAATGGTCGCGGGCGCCTTCTCGTGAGCGTTCAGCCCGGAGATTGTGGCTAGGTTCGTCTTCAACCCCGCGCGGATGTTCGCCAGCGAGCCCATGTCAGGCCATCTTCACCGGGTCGAGGATGAACTTGTGGATCATCGACATGGCCATCGGGTTCGACCGCACCCGGATAGTCCCCCACTCGGCCACACCGCCGACACCGAACCTGGTGTCCTTCAACGCATACGTCTCTTCTGCCACAAGCAGGCAGGCTTCCTTCACCCCGGGCGGCACCGCCGTCCAACCCCACTGGGCGGTCACCTGAAGCGGCGCGCGACCGGTCCAAGGGAAGTATGTTCCCGGCAGCGCATGGATTTCCCAGTAGGGCCAGCCGGTTTCGCCATCCACGACTCCGTTGAGCGGATGAAGTTCGTAGCCGGTGGAGGCTATGACGTTGCCGTAGCTGCTGCCGCTGTCGGTGGCGATGACAAGGTCGGTGGTGGTGTGGAAGTCGTCGACGACGGCTAGGCATTGGTTGCGCGGATAGTAGACGCGTGCGCTCGCGACAGTGGTCTTGTTGAACTGCCGCCCGCATACGCCGTTGATGCCGGTTGTGGCCACGGCGAGAGCGTTGTTGAGCGCCGCGTCCTGGGCGGCGTCGGCCACGCCACCGACGCGTAGCTTCAGTTCGGCGAGGGTTGCGTACGGGTCACCCAGCGCCACAGTTCACCTCCCCCGCGGAGTTGCGCAGCGCCTGGACCTTCGCCACATCTGCGGCGAGCCGCCCTTCGGCTTTGAACGCTTGATAGGCGGCACCGTCGGCGGCATACATCTCCGGTGCGTTCACCCGCGCGTATCCGTCGTCAACAACCGCCTTGCCGGCCAACGGATGCATGTGCTCGACGACAACACCGGGCAGGTAGCGCAGGCATCCGGCCTCGCGGCCAAGGTCCCGCCAGAAGTCGTCGACGTGCAGATGGGTCAGCGCCGGCGGACCCATGTAGCCCAACGCTTCGACGATGTCCGCGGTGAGTACGGGTGCCGTTGGCAGGTTGGCGCCCTGGAGAAGGTCGTTTCCGTAGGCGATGCCTGTACCCATCTCCCGCAACGCATCGAGAAGGAGCGTGTCCCAACCCTTGGTGCGGGGCCGGTGGTCGTCATCGAGCTTCGCTATGGCGAACGGCTTGAACTCCTCCAACGCCCGCGCGGCACCGAAGTTGATGGCGCCCACATGCCCGCTGGTTTCGGGCGCCCAGGCGAAGAACACCGTTGTTCCCGCCGGGGCCGCGTATTGGGGCAAGGTCGGATCGTCGAGGTCGACGACGGTGAGCAGCACAGTGTCCGCGGTGCAGGTGCGTTGGCACTGCAGTGCCAACGCAGCGACCGACTCGGGGCGGCCGCGGGACGGGATGACGACAACGAGGTCAGGCATCGCTGTTCCTGATCCAAAAACCTGCTGGATGATGACTCACCGGCGACAGCCTTTCTACCGCCACGTCACGGGACCAGTCCGGGTTTCCCTCAAGATGCTTCTCGATCGCATCCAGCGGCGAGCCGACCATCTCCCCGAGCCCATGCGCGGTCCGCAGAGTCCGTGTGGCGTAACCGAAAATGCCGTCCTCCACCACCAGATAGCAGCCCGGGGTGACGAGCGGCCCGTACAGCTGGATCTCCTTGGCGACGTGGGGGCCGGAGTGGTCGGAGTCCAACGAGACCATGCACCGGCGGCCGGCCACCGCGCCAGCGACGATCGCGGCCATCTCCGGGTCGGCGGCATCGCCGTGCAGATAGATGATGTGACCCCGACCGATGCCGCCCTGCTCCGCGTCGACCGGTTGTCTATCAACGTCAACGCTGATCACGTCCACGCCGAGCGAGGCGAACCACCGCGCTGACGCGCCCGAGCGGGTACCCGTCTCGACGATCACCTCCGGTTTGGTGTCTTCGATGATCTGCCGATACCGGTCCAAGTCCTCGTCGAGCTTGAGCATCCCATCCGGCTTGACATGCCGGTTGGACGCCAAGCTCTCGAGACTCGCCTCCACATCAACATGCACAGGAAGGCTCGACCCGGCCGGCTTGTCGACGGCGGCCTGAACGAACCGCTGCCGAATGTAGTCCTGCTCGCACAGCCACAGATTCTTGAAATGGCTGGTCTTGACCCCGGTGTGGACAAACACCGGGAACCCCAACGCGCCCGCCCGCGCACAGAACGACAGATCCTCCGACAGCAGCTGGTTCGTGGACGGGTTCGGCAGCCGGTCATACCAGGCGGGGCGGATCGCGCCGGCGGTGAACGCCTCCCGCATCTTCTCCAACACACTACGGTGGATCAAGATGCACGCCGAACCTGTTGCTGCACACTGGGTCACGGTGTCGAGCGGGTAGTCCCAGCGGACCGCGTACCCGGACTGGTCCCCGACCGCCACCCAGTCGTAGATGGTGGGGGTGGCCTGGGTTCGCCAGCCGCCCATTCCGTCCGGTTCGTCCTCACGCTGGGCGAAGCACAGTCCGCCGACGATGGGCCGCTCCACCGGATCCGCCGCCCCGAGCAGCAACTCCAACGCGTCGGCTTCGAAACCCATGTCGCAGTCCAGCCAGAACAGCCAGTCCGCACCCGGGTACTCGTCCAAAAACTCCCGCACGGCCTGGTTGCGTGCCTCGATCAGCCCGCCGGTGCCGTACTTGATGGCCAGGAACCCGCCGCCCGGCGCCTTGAGACGGCCCTCGCGGACGGCGTCGAACCCGACCAGGCCCATCATGGAACGGTGCCACGAGTAGGACACCTCGTTGGACACCACATAGGCCAGCACAGCCTTGTCGGCGACCACGCCGACCGTGTTGTCAGCGTCAGCCACGGCGGGCGTTCCGCTTCTCACCCGGCGTCGCGGTGGCCTGCTCCACCGGCGCATCGTCCATGCCGGTCAACGGATCCTCCGAAAACCACTGTGGCTGCTCCCGGTAGACCTGCAGGGCGGTGGAGTATTTCTGGCCGCGGTGGATGGTGAACGTGCTACCGGTTGACAGCGCAACCGACGCCGTATCGATGGCGTACACAACTTTGTCTGCCATTGCTTTTTTCCTTCCAGGTAGGCGGAAGCCCGGACCACCTGGGGGATCCGGGCTTCCTTCCCTCGACGATCAGGCGAGGGCGTCGATGTTGGGTTCTACTCGTAGCCGAGGTCGTTGAGCTGCTTGGTGAGCGCAGCCAACCGGTCGGCGTTCTCGTTCATGCGTGCGGTTTGGATCTCGGCGAGCAGGTGATGCACAGCCGGATCAGTCGCCTCCGCCGCGCGGGCCAACTGCCGCGGCGGCTCGGTCTTCTTCGTGGCCTCGGCCATAGAGCGGCTCCTAAGTGTTGACGAGAAGGCGGAAGCCCAAATCGTTGGCGCTCGATCCGCCAATACGGCTATATGCGAACCAGCCCCGTTGGCCAGTGGGCATACCGTAGGCTGAACCCGCGGTAGCCTGCTGGAAGATTTGCGGAATGAGTTCTACACTCATGCCGCCCCTTCTAGCTATCACGTAGTTGCTGAAGTCCCCCGCGATGACGTAGCCCTCTGTGGAGGACGTGGTTGTGGTCAGGTTCGGCATGTACGGCGACTCGTAGACGCCCCGGTTGAACAGCATCTCCACCGCACCCTCGGGCAGGGTGACCGTCGACGCGTGGTACACGTTCGCGGTACCCAGCTGCCGGATGGCGTTGTTGAGGCTGACGTTCATCAACCAGGAGGCGTTGCGCCGGTTGCGTTGCGGGACGGCCTGCCACAGGTTGTACGGGTCGGCGGCCGAGATGGCACCGGTGTTGGTGGCCGCACGCACCCGCACGTTGGTGTTGGCCGACAGACAGGTGAGGATGCCCTTGGGCTCGTTGGTGCCGGACCCGCGGGTGAACTTGTCGACGAGCAGTTCGTCGTAGCCGGCCGAAAGCAGGGTCTGCATCTCCTGGGCGAACCCGGGGTAGTCCTGCCCGATCTCGATCGAGTAGGGGATGAATCCGCGGGCCATGAACACGGTCACGGTCGGCTGCGCCAGGGTGGCCATGTCGTCGGAGACCGCCGACGCCTCAGTGTCGAACGACCAGGTGACACCCGCGCTGGAGACGCCCTTCCAGATGTTGGTGTTGATGTCGACCTGGCGGGCCAGCCGCAGGAACGGGTTCCCGGAGCCTTGGGCGGTGAGGATGATGCTGGGGTCAATAAACACGGGGATACCGAAACCACCGGCGGTGGTGGTGCCCTCAGACGCGGCCCGGTATTCGTTGTAGGCGCGTACCGCCTGCACCTCTTCCGGGGACAGCATGGGGTGGGGCTGGGTGACCAGCTTCATCCACGCCTCGCGGTAGTCCTCGTTTTCGGTGACGAGGATGCGGCGGGCGATGTCGGTGGAGGTGCGGATCTGCTTCTCGACTTCGTCTTTCTCGTCGGGGCGCAGGTGCGCGGCGGCGTTGCGGTCGTCGAGGACCCGCAGGGCTTTGTCGCGGGCCTGCGGAACGGTCAGGCGGCGCACATCGCCGTAGGCGTCGTCCTTGTCCTTGCCAAGGTTGGCGTAAGCGGCCTCCACAGCTTTGGGGCGGCGGCGGAACACCTCCTGCACCGCGCGATGCTCGTCGATCATCTTGACGGCCTTGTCGCGTAGCTTGAGGCCGTAGGCGAACGCCTTCTGCTCGTCGGGGGTCTTGTCCCGCAGTTCGCCGGTGTCCTCGTCCTGGTGGATGGTGCGCAGGTGCGCGTCCAGGATCTCAAGGAAGCCCTGCAGTTCGTCGGGGGTCTTGCCCCGCAGCTCCTCCGGCGTTTCGTTGTCGCGCATGGTGGTGACGTCCTTGCCGCGAAGTTCGGCAAGGATTTCGATGTCGCTCATCTAAAGAATGCCTCTCAGGCGAAGCGAGTCGCCGTCGTCGGCGAATCGCGTTGACAGGGGGTTGGCTGGCCGGCTGCTGCGGCCGTTGTCACCGCCACCCGCGCCCCTGGCGCCGGGTCGCCCGGTGAGGTCTGTGAGGTCCACGGCGCCACGTAGGTAGGGGGCGAGCTCGTGGACGAGGGTGCGCATCTCGGCTGCGTCCAATCCGGACAGCAGGGAGCGCATCGAAACTGAGGTGGCGTCGTAGGCGGGGAAGGCGACCGGGCCCAGTTCGTAGGTGTCGGCCTCACGGATCTCCCGCAGGTCAACATCACCGGCGCGGGTGGACCATTTGTCGCCGCCCTTGGGGACACCGAAGCGGAACGACATACCTTTCACCGACTTGCCCTTGATGGCCATCCGGACCCGTTCGGTGCTTGGGTGGTCGTACAGGCGGGCGCGTACGAGCAGGCCTTGACCGTCCTCGCGAAGCTCTTTGATGTCACCGATCGGGGCGGTGCCGACGGCGGGGTCCTTGCCGTGGTCCCACTGCATCACCGGTGTGCGCCGGGCCAGGCTGCGGGCGAAAGCGCCGGGCAGGACGATTTCGTCGAAGTCGCCTTGCATGTCGCGGATCCGGGCCGAGCGGTTGAACACTGCGGCATAGCCTTCGAGGGTCAGCCCGTCACCGCTGGCACCTTCCATCTCGAAGTCGAACGCCCGGGTGCACAGGCCGCCCAGGGTGCGGGACCGGGTGTCGGTTTGGGCGTACGCGCGGAGCACGTTGAGGGGCACGCCGAGGCGTTCGATCTCCTCAAGGACGGCGGCGCGGACTTCTTCGACATCCAGCTCAGCAAGAGCGTCCACTGGTCTGCCCTCCTGTTTCTGGGATGCGAAAAGGGCCGCTCCCAACGGAAACGGCCCTTCGGGCGGAAAAGTCTTGAGTTATACAGGTTTCTGAAGCGCGGCTAGGTTACTGGTCTTCGAGATTGTCCGGCAGCGCGGCGATCTGCTTGGCGTCGTCAAAGATCGGCGACTTCAGCATGTCTTCCGGTGGAGCGAGGACGACCACGGGCGCGTCTTCGAAGATGCGGTCACGGATGGGGGTCGGCTTCGAATGTGCCTTGCTCATACCGGCACCACCTCCACGTCAAGAATGCGCTTCTTTGTGGTTCCATCATAGCCGTAGTCCGCAACCACGCGGAACGTCAATCCGCGCTGAAGGAGGAGCTCCGCCTCTTCGCTAACGGAAAGGTGCTGCCGGTCGGGTGGGGCAATGTCCGAAAGCCGAATGGCACCTACCCCGCTAGGAACAATAAGCCGCATAAGCGCCGATTCGATGTTCTCCTCGGTGAAGTCCTGCGAGGCGGCCACTTGTCGGTCAGCTGTCGTGGATGTGTAGGCGGGATCGGTCCAGGAGAGGCCGACCTTGCTGCCCGAGTCGGTCCAGGCGGATCCAAACACAGTGTCGGGGAACTTGATGCCCCGATACACCACGACATCCTGTTCCAGCCTGGACGCCAACATGCCGCGATCGATGCTTTCCGTGTGCCAGATCGTGGTTGAGTCGGAAGGACCAAGACCTCGAAGGCTGTTATTGAGAGCAATGTAGCCGATTGACCGATAGTCGCTCAGGGCCTCGGCTGTGTTCTGCGCTTCGTCGGGCGTCCAATGGGACGGAAGGTCGCCAAAGAGCGCCCCCGCAAATCCGATACTCTCCAAGCGGATTCGGGCTGAATCAAGAGCCTTCTCCCGTGCGGCCGACTTCGCAATGCGTGCATCGAAGTCTGGGACCTGGACCTTCTTCGCGCGGGCAAGTAGATCTTTTCGGCGGTCGATGAGAAGTTGGGCAAGGTCTGGATCGTCGACTATCTGCTTAATCCGTGCAGGCTTGATCTTCTCGACTAGTTTCGCAGACGACTGAAGCTGCTCGGGTGTGATATCGGCGAAGAACTGCGCCGCCTGCGGCGCCTTGCTGGGATCACGAAGCGTCGACCATTCGAGGACGCTCTTGCCGAACGCGTCACCTTTCGGGGCGCCCTGCGCACGAAACAGCAGCGACCCGCCCACGTCCACCCTGTGTGGCTTGCCGTCGGCGGTGACGATGTTGTCCATCGACAGGCCGACTGCATCCCAGTTCGCCAGCCACGCATCCACGGCGAAGCCGTGGCGCACCTTCGCGACGTATCCGGCGTCGCCAAGCTTCGAGGAGAGGTCGGATTTAGCGCCGTCAATGATCCGGGTGGCAGTCTGCGGCCCATCCCCAAGCTCGGCCAAGCCGCGGCCGCGGTGGACGGCCGGAACGTCGATTCCCGCCTCACGGTAGAGGGCTGAGGCAGTGGCCTCGTTTTTGGCATGCGCTTCGCTCTGCTGCGCCTTGACGTACCAACGGCTTCCGTCGGGCGCCTCGAACATGCCGCCAGCGTTAGAGCCAGCCTGTGGTCCGACACGCTTCAAGCCGCTGAAGTCTCCGGCTTCGACATCAGCGGCGGTCGACGGTTTCTTGGCCGGAGGTGCCGACTTTTGCTTTGCCGCCTTATTGGATGCGGAGGTCGCCTTTTTCGGGAACAGGTCAAGGACCTGCGATTCGAGTTTGCCGCCGGCGAGCGGGTCAAGGAGCTTTCCATCCTTGTCGAGTTGGCGGATCTCGTCGATAGTCATCCACTTGGCGTCGCCGGTCTCGAACTGTGCGTTCTCCCCGGACAGATCCGGCTCGAGCTGCTTCGGGACTGTGGCGGCGATCGACGTGTACTTCCAGCCGCCGGTATCTGGGACCTCAGATTCGTGGAAGCCGTGGACCCGGCCCTGCGCGACGTCGCCAGCCTGGAAGCCAAGCTCTTCGATAATCTCCCGGGTGGCGCCTTGGAACGGGTTTTCCTTCGAGTCAAGCGCTCCGCCCGGCAGCTGCCACTTGCCGGCCTGGCTAAGACCTTCACCGCGTGCGACGAGGAGGTATCGGTCGACGCCGTCTGCGCCGCGGTGGCGCAGGAGAACTCCGGCGGCGCCGAACTTGCCCCACGGGCCTTTGGACCCGTCTGTCTTTGTGATGTGGCCGTCACCGGACTCACCGGGGTCGCTGGCCGGCCTGAGAAGGCCCGGCACTCCATCGGGGTCGCTGTATCGGGTCTTGCCGTCTTTCGTGGTGACGCCGACAGGTGGGACGGCGTCCAGGTCGGTTGCTTCCGGCACAGCATTCGGCGCGGCTTTCTTCGCCGGTGCCGCAGCCTTCTTCACGGCGGTAGGCGCGGGCTTCCCGCCGAGATCGGCGAGCAGCTTCGCCGCGATCGAGTCCCGGTCCTCGCCCTTCTTCAACGTGATGCCACGCGCCTTGGCCGCGTTCAACAGCTGCGGGCGGGAGAACGACTCGAACGGGTGCCTGTCCCTCTTCGGATCAAACTTGAGGATCGCTTCCTTGAACAGGTCCACCATCGGCCTGAACTTGCCGCCAAGCGGATGCCCTTTCGGATAGCGCTTGTGCAGCGCAGGATTGAACGCCCGGCCCTCAGCATCCGACTCCTCATCCAGCTCGGCCATGGCCTGCAACAGGATCAGGGTGTCATCGTCCAGCTCGCCGATCGGGTCGTCGTCGATGTCGTCGATGTCGTCGCCGCGCAGCAGCGCCCGCACGAACTCGGCCGCCACCGCACGCAGCTGCGCACGTGGCACCTTGCCGCCTGACGGCTTCTTGGCCAGCATCGACCCGGGGAGCAGTCCGCCGTTGGGCGGCCTAAGGATCTCCACCGGATAGTCGACGGTGAGCCGCTGCTCAATGGTCGCCATGGCGGCCCACCACCCTCACGTCCAGGCGGCGAAAACCATCCTCACCCACACCGTGGTCGGCGGCCACCTCCATGACCAGGCCACGGTCGAGTAGGATCTCAGCCTCATGCTCCAATTCGGACAGCTGTATCCCGTTGGTTCCCTTGGGCACCAGGATGTTCAGGACCACCGGCTCGCCATCGGACTTGTTGTTCAACTCGGGCCAACGCCTGCCGAACACCTGCGCCGCACCAAGCCGCGCGGAGGTGGACTGGAACCCGTGGTCCACCCACTGCAGCCCGGTCAGATCGGGGCGTTCGCCCCCATCCCAACGTTCCCACTGCTGGTCCTGGACATCGAAGTCCTTCTCGTTGAAGTCGATGATCCCGCCGTACCACACGTCGCGGCCAAAAACCTGAGCACCATGACGAATGACCCGCTGCACACCTACATCCGAAGCCAACGGCGACACCGACATTGTCTTGTCGATCTCGGCAGCGATGTCAGCCGACTCCTGGAGGTGCTTGCGAAAGTCGTCGCCTTCCGGGCCGAGGTCGCCGGGACCGGACTGAGTGTTGTAGCCGCCCCGCAGGAATGTGTTGACCGCCTGGTACTCAAGGCCCTGATACTGCGCGAGTGCCAAAGCCGAACCAGCACCATCGGGTGCGGTCAGCTCGGCTCCCTCGTAGTGGCCGGCGTGTCCCCTCGGCGCCCGCTTCAACTTGGCTGGCGCGGCATCAAGCGCATCTTGGCCGCTGAGTGCGTTGGCCAACTTCGACGCCAGCCCGCTTCCCCCGGCACCGGGTGTGTCCGCCCACTTGCCTTCGGAGTCTTTCGGGTGCAACGGGTGGGCCGCGTTCCAGCCGGTGACGCTGTCTCGTAACAGCTTCCGCAGCTCTTCGGCCACCACCTCGCGCAGATCAGACATCCGAGGGCACCCCCTCGGACGGCGGCGCCTCCCCGGGCTCCTGCAGCTGCACGCTCACCTTCCCGGTGTGCTTGAGCAGCTTGATGTCCTGCCCGTCCACCGCCGCGACAGCGGACTCCGGCGTGAAACCCTCCCGCACATACATGGTGATCGTGGTCGCCTTGACGTTCTCGATCTCCGCGGCGTCCTTGGCGTCCTCACGCAGAATCGGCATATCGGCGGTGTCGAACCACAACTCGGCATCGTTGGGGACCTTGACAATCGGCGCCAGCGACGCCGCTAAATCCTGAAGGTTCGGATAAACCCAGGTGTCGGCGAACATGCGCCGGGCCATCGCGAAATTCCCCGCGTTCAAACTGGATCCGGACAGGCCTTCCGAGATACCGAGCAGCGGCGCCGGAACCCTCGACAGCGACGCGATCCTTGTCTCACCGGCACCCTGCGTCGCCTTGAAATCGATCTGTTTCAGATCCGAGCCGATCACCTTCGCATCGGCGCCAGCGGTCAAATACAAAGTCCGGTAGGCGTTCGCGACGCCGGCGTGCCGGCCCTCCATCATGTCGACCAGCGCATTGAACTGGTCACCGGTCAGCATCTGGCCGTTCTGCCCAGTGATCCCATTCACCACAAGGCTCGGCGTCGCCCCGTTCTCGAAGAACATGATTTTGTGTTGCGTCGCAAGCTGATCACCCTGCAAATCCCGCAACGCCGGAGTGAGCCACGACATGCCGATCCCGGCATGCAACGGATCGGGCATCGGCGCCCAATGCGCAAACTCGCCCGGCAACAACGTCTGCGGCCGGTAGCTGGACTGGTAGATGCCACCGTTCTGGTACACCAACCCCAACAGGTCGCCGTCCAACGCGTACGCGGCATCCTCCGGCTCCTGATCCGACCCGTACACCAAAGCGCACCAGTCCGGCCGCAGCACCCGCAGCCGCTCCGCCCGGCCCCGACGCGCCGCCTGATAGGCCACAAACGCGTTACCGGCCAACCCGGCATGCCACTCACACCGCGACACCAACTCGCCCGTGGTGCCGTTGGGCCACGGCCGCTCCAGCAACCCCAACGCCGTGGTGCCGAACATGCGCCGCGGCGTCTTCGACGACGGCAAATTCCGGAACCTGAACCTGGCCTGGCTGAGCACCATCGCCCGCACCATCTGCGCCGCGAACGCCGGCGGGGTCTGACGAACCGCCGACGAATAGCCCGGCAGCGTGTTCGAAATCTCCGACGCCTTGTTGCCCGCAAGCGACGTCACCAGACTCGCGTTGTACGGCGACGAATAGAACACCCCGTTGTAGGAGAACGACGGGATCAGGTAGTCGTTCAGCCACTGGTCGATACCGAAGCGGGACTCGACGACACCACCACCGCGGGCAGTACGGATCCGGTCAAGCAGGCCCACGGTCACCCCGATCCCTGTTGTCGCGCTTCAGCTTTTTCAGCGGCCGAGTTTCGGGGGCTTACAGCCGTCGGCGAACCCGATCCGCAACGCCGATCCCGCCCAGGTGTGCACGGCCCACACGGCGACGATCCGCACACCCAGCCACACCCGGCCCGGCAGCCAGCCCGCCATGTACAGCAGCCCGGCCACGATGATCAGGAACACGTGCTTGTAGTCGGTCTTGCGCGCCTGACCGCCGATGCGGTCCACGGGCACATTCGGCACAGTCATCGCTCGAAGCTCCTAACGCCAGGCACCGAAAAACGGCTGCTCGTGGTTCAGGTCAACAAGTTCGGCCCGCGTCACATATGCCCACCGGGCCAACGTCACCGCCACCAGCGGCGAGATGTCCACCTCGGCCGCCTTGCGCGCCCACGCCCACGCATCTCCGAGCGGACGCGATCGGGCACCGCCCATCGCCACATTCAGCTGAACCTGATCTATATGTCGCAGGGTGCCTTGCCGTACCGCGTCAGCAAATTGGCCGCAGGCCGCCGCCACATCGATCATCGTCGGGATCGCCAAGTCGCCGCGTTGCGGCTTTTTCGCATCCTTCGGTGCCGCGATCGGCGGATCCAGTTTGCTCAGATCGACCAACAGCGACCCTGCCGGGCCCTTCGCATCCAACGCGATCGCCACCGGGTGGTGCCGCTCCCGCAACTGCACCAGCCGCGCCACCACCCAATCGGTGCCCGGCCGGTGGTCGATCAGCTCTACGTGCCCGATGCCGTCCTCGCGCAGCCCGTACACGGCGATCGATGCCGCCTCACGCAGCGGGGTGATGTCCACCGCGATCGTGATATCGGTGCCCACCTTCGACGAGGCGTCGGCCCGGCCCGGCCACTCCTTGGCCGGCACGTTTGGATCCGGGGGCGGCAGCTTCTTGCGGGTCCGGTTCAGGTAGGCCCGGTCGAACTCCTCGGGCTCCAGGTTGGACTTGTCGGCACGGATCGTCGCGATCGTGACCGTGTGCCGCCACTCCCCAGCCGGGTCGCAAGTGCACACGGTTTCGCTGCGGCACAGCGCCGGCATGCACGTGAACCAGGTCTCCGGGTCATCCCGGTCAAGGTCGTCCGGGGCGAACCATTCGAAGTAGGCCTGCGACGGCCACAAGGCCAGCCCCGAACGCCACAGCGCCTCGATCTGCTCCCGGCCCCGCTCGCGCTGCTCGTTGAGCCAGATCGACGCCTCGGTGCCGCCCGCGGACGCCCACCACAGCTGCGCCATCGGCCGGGTCGCCATCGCCGGCGTGAACGCCTGCTCGAGTCTGGCGTCGATGTGGGCAAAGGATTCGTCGATCATCCCGAGGTCGAGGGGCGGGCCGTGGCCGGCCTTCTCCGTGTTCGAGACGATGCCCAGCTTCGAGCGGGTCTTGGACCAGATGATGGCCTCGTTGCCGTTTCCCTTGCGTGCCCGGAACTTCCCGGCCATCGGCTTGGCTTGTTCCATCGCGACCAGGAACTCGTCTTCCCACCGCTCGCGCGCCATGATCCGCGTTTGGGCGGCGTACTTGACGTTCTGCCTCGGCCACGCCCGGATCCTGTGGATCATCGCGGCGAGGATCTTCTGGGTCTTGCCCTGCTGCCGCGGGATCGACAGGCCGACCTTGCGGTAGGCGAGGATCCCGGTCTTCGGGTCGACTTCGAGCGCGACGTCGGCCATGTACTTCTGGTGCGGCATCGGCGGCGTGCCCAGCTCGGTCATCACCCGGGCGATCCCGTGGCCGAGGGTCGGATAGTGCAGGCGCCGCGGTGGCCCCCAGCGGGGCGGGCAGGTCAGGCCGTAAAGATCCTGCAGCTGCGCCGCCAGGTCAGGCGGGGGTTGCCAGCCCGGCGTCGTCATCGTCCTCGTCGGCGCCCCGGGCGTCGAAGAGCGCCTTCAGGGTGATCCGCAGCTCGCGGGTCAGAGCGGGCAGCATCCGCCCGTCTTCGCCTCCGCCGGTGTCGATTGCCTCGGCAAGCTTGAGCGCGGTGGCCGCAAGAGATGGCTCGATCCCGATCAGATCTCCAAGTTCGTCGATGTCCGATTGAACGACGGACTTCACTGTCGGTTGCCGCGACATCGACACCCTCCGATCAGTCACGCAGTGTGACGTAACCCCAGAGTCACGAAACACCGATCAAGTAGGCAGGCGGGCGGCAGCGCGCTGACCAGGCAAAACTACCGAGAGTTTCCGCAGGTCAGAGCCCAAAAAATTTGACCTGGAGAGAAATTTTGGGAGGG